GGGCTTTGTTGTAATGTTTTTGATTACAATAATTTTTGTTGTAAGGGTTGTCATTACAATTAAAAATAGGCAATAGGCAATGTCGATTAAAAAACAGGGATGAGGGCAGTGGGCTGAGATTTCTCTATTGACTAACAAAAAATTAAGTATAAAAACGTGTTAGTAACTAACCCAATTAAAAAATGAAACTAATCACCTCTAACGCATATTTACTCATTCACCAATAAAGTTTTTATGTCATTTACATGTTACTCATATTTATACAAAAAGAAAAGCCTATAGTATAAATATAAGCTTTACTTGTATAATTTTACGTCTTGTTCTTTTAGGAATTTGGCTGTAACCTTACGCTTATAGCTAGGTTTCTTAGCATAGTAGTCTACAGAGTCCATAAGAATAGTGAATAAAATGTCATACTTATTGAATCCTGTATCTTTGGCTAATATCTCTATGTATTTAGTCATTATAGGACTTACCTGAGCAAACATGCCATTATAGGCTTTATAGGTCATACCTAAGTGCTTAAGCCTATCGGATATAAGGACATTATTACGCTTAAGCTTTAATGTAAGTTTATGCTTAAGACTAGGGATATAACTAGGTATTTGATTGTATTTATGGTATATATATTCACTTAAGCTGTTTAAATATTCATTATAGACTTTTGCATATTCACCTCTGTGCTCATAGATATAATCACCTACCATCATGGCACTTGGTATCTTCTTACCTAGCATAAGCTGATTAAGGTGAGAGTAATGACTCTCATGGTATAGCCATTGGTAGAATGAAGGACTAAGGCTATTAGGGTAAATGAGTAAAGGCTCTTTAATGTCATTGTATAAATTATACACAGTTGAATAAAACCAATTAGCGAACTCTTGGTCTGATAGCACAGGAAGTAAATAGCCTATTAGTAGCTGTGACTTAATGTGAGGGTTATTGAAGCCAAGGTTTAACTCACAGAGCTGTTCTTCTGTGATGTTTAACTCTGTGCATAGCTTATCCCTTCCTCCAAACATTTTACACAAATCACTGAGTGGATTTTGCCAATAGGTAAGCTGATGTACATCCACATGATATGTCCTCTTCAGGAATTTCTTGATTTGCCTTTTCAAGTCCTGATTCACAAGGTCATTATCTTCAAAATCTAAGGCTAAAAGGTACTCATCTTTTTTCACAAAGATTGTACCTCTTTCCTTTTTGTCACGGTTAAAGTACCAAATTATTTTTGTATCCATAAGACACCTCCACAGAAAGTATATCACACAGAGCAGAAAATGTCTATATTTTAAAGTGATATATTTTCGTATATGTATACTTTTGATGGTAATAATACTTAACTAATTATATATAACTATTAGTCTATTAGTTATTAGGTATTATATAATTATTATTAAAGACTAATAGTTGCTGTGATATAAATTCGTATATGTACTTTTTTGATGGTAGTAATATAGCTTATTAACTAATTATATAACTATTAGATTATTAGGTATTAGATATTAGTTATTAGACTAATTATATAATTATTAACTATGACTAATACCAACAGAAAATGTTCGCAATCAAGTTGCAAACATTTTTTGGTGAATAATATTTTTAATATTGACACAGTGGAATGTGAGTGGTATAATTTTTACATGGTTAAAGTTTTATCACTAGACCTATCTACAAAGAGTTCAGGCTTCTGTGTTTTAAACAATGGGAAAATCATTGACTATGGAACTATCACAAGCAATGAGGATAGTTATATTGACAGAGGACAATACATGGCAGAGTTTGTCAGACTTCTCTGTGAAAAGCATGGTCAATTCGATAAGGTCTTCATTGAGGAATTGAAAGTCATTTCAAACCAAAAGACACTTGTGATGCTTGGTATCGTTCAAGGATTGGTTATTAGAGAGCTACGTAATAGCACTGTGACTCTAGTACCTCCTACCGTTTGGAGAAAGCCTTATGGACTAAATGGTAAACGAGTTGAAGCTAAAAAGAAGGCTATAGCTCTTTGTGAAGATAAAGGTCTAACTGTCTCAAATGATGATGAGGCAGAAGCAATCCTTTTGGGTTTGTATGGTGTTGACAAAGTTTAGGTATTGTGTTATACTTAACTAGTACGCTTTATGGTTGAAGCCATAAGAGGACACCTCCTTACAGTTCCTATGGGGAGTTATCTCCCCGTAGGTTTATGTACGTGTGATGAAGAGGCTTAACATATCGTTCTGCAAAAACGACATTTCGAGGGTTCAAATCCCTTCACGTACTTTGGTTAATAGGTATCACTCATGTGAATACTAAATGACGGTTTAAACCGTCATATACACTCTTAGCTCAGTTGGATAGAGCATACGCCTTCTAAGCGTAGTGTCATTGGTTCAAGCCCAATAGGGTGTATCTCTCTATTTAATATTTTTGGTTCACACTTATGCTTAATTTAAGAGGGTTGGATTCCTTCTGTGTGAGTAATTAAAATCTTGTGAAAGGAATGACTCATGGCAGTTAAGACTAAACTTTATTCAGAGACTATGAGAGAGCTTAGTGCTCTTGATGAAGACTCTCTAAGACTTTACCAAATGCGTTGGGGTTTAATTGATGTTGAAGAGGAATTGATTAACTCTGTAGGTTATCATGCCTATAGTCAAATCCCTCCATGTACACCAATCGCTAAAAACGCTATGCTTCAAATTATGGCTTCATTTGAGGATAGTGTTGAGCGTAAAGAATGGGCTGACCGTATCGAAGGTAAAGCTACACAAACTACAGTCAATGTCAACCATGATACTAAAGACGGTATTGAAGAGCTTAAGAACTACACTAAAGAGAAACTTGATGAACTCTTTGGAGATATGTAATGGCATCACACAGTCCAAAAGAAGATTTATTCAAAGAGCATTATGATGAAATACTTAGTCTCCTAGAGGGTTTTGCAACATCTGTTGTGACTATGGGAGACTATCTTAGTGCTGAAGAAGCTCTAATTGATTACCTAATTGACACTTATTCCGAAGTGTTCCTTGGAGAGATTGACTACATCTTGGATTCACTTGGTGTTGATATGACTCCACAAGAGACTATTGAAGTACGTAATGGAGTAAACACTACAAACTATGCTAGAAGTAACTATGCAAGGCTGAAAGAGATTTTTGAAGCTCATGCACAAGACTTAAGAGCTAAGGTTATTGACTCCACAGATACAGTCAACATTGATGACTTGCTATCAGACTTCAGACACAAGCTAGACAGAATAGCTATGAGTGAAGTACAGATGCTTATTGAAAAGGCTTCTGTGGAAAGTGCTAAGTTATTTGAGATTGTAACTGAGAACTCAATACTAAAGACATGGAACTGTATTGGTGATTCTAAGACATGTCCTATCTGTCTTGCTATGAATGGTACAACAATACCTGTCACAGAGAGCTTTTCTAATGTAGCACCTTCTGTGGATATTGCAGAAGACCTTAGTTATACTGGAGGAGATATTGTCTATGCACATCCAAGATGCAGATGTTGGGTCACTTACTCAAAAGCGTAAGGTCTTATCAAACAAGGAAAAGCTATCAATCCTTCTTGACCAGGTAACTCCTCAAGACCAACTTAAGGATGCTGTGAAGGGTAAAATACCTAAGCACTTCAAGAGGAATACCTTTAGGGAAAGAGAGGGTTTTGAAAAAGAGCTTGAGTATTACAAGCTTGGATTCACTACAGCCTTATCTGAGTTTAACTTAGAGCTATGGTGGTCACAAGCAGTACAGTTCGGTGCTTTCCTAAGTGGCAAGTACAAGACTGGTTACTGTGTGGCAACACCTCGTTATGGTAAATCATTCCTCTGTGGCATTATGTCTAACCATTTTGCCTATGAGGGAGAGAACTGTTACGCTGTAGGTTCTACTCAAGAGTATTCAGGAATTATTATTCAACACGCTAGAGAGATTCTAGTAAACTCTCACCCTGATGTTAAAGCTATGCTATCCTTTGATGAAAAGGATGTCACAGCAGTAGACAAAAGGCTTAAGCGTGGTTTATCTTCATTCTCAAGTGAGGGATTCTCATTCAGAAATGGAGGAAAGTTAGAAGGTCTATCAGCAGGTTCAAACTTCACTGACCCATCTAAAATCCATGTCATTGGTAGAGGTGGTAATATGTTTGGAGATGAAGCATCTGATATTTCTCCTGTTGCCCTAGGTCACATGGGTCGTAGAGAGTTTGAATCGGATGACGGTAGAAAGCTGATTATGTACCTAATCTCTAACCCTCGTTCACTTAATAACTTCTATGACTTTATGGTGAATGAAGACTTAGCAGATGATGAGTTTGTTATGTGGTTAGATGTGGTGACAGCAATGGAAGAGGGTAGTATTAAGTATACTAAAGACCAACTAATGAGGTCACAGTTTACTATTACCGAAGACTCCATTAGGGAAAACCTTCTTTGTGAGTTCCCTACAGAGCGTTCATCATTCTTTGATTCATCACCTGATATTCTAGATAGCTTTGACACTAGAGGCAAAGACCTTGACTTCTTTATTGGAGTCGATAGTGCCTATAAGGGTTCTGATAGTATTCAAGTTACTGTGTCTGTGGTTGATAAGAAAAACCACTTTACTGTAGTTGATACTAAAGACATTAAGCCTGCTGAGTGGATTGATGGTATAACAGCTATCGAGATAGTGAATAACATTGTCACACTAGCAAATAGGCTTAATGCTAAAGCTATTGGAATAGACGCAGGTGGAGGAGCACACATTGTTCAACCACTCAAGATGAGAAGATTATCAGGACAGCTTAAATGCCCTGTGTATGACATTAACTTTGGAGGTAAGCCTACAGAGATTAAGGTCATTGCAAAAGACCCTAGTGCTGAATATGCCTATAACAGAAGAGCAGAGATGCACCTAATGTTAAGAGGTATGATGGAAGCACAAAGGGTATCATTTGTGAGAAAAGTTTGGGATGGTATTAGCAGACAGATGTCATTTGTTTCTGAGATTCAGAAGCCTGAAGACAGACTTGTTAAAATCAGACCTAAATCTGAAATTAAGAAATTACTTAAACATTCACCTGATGAACTTGATAGTGTACTGCTATCTCTTCATGTGGCTGAACTATTTTACCTTGGAGGTAGCTAATGAGCTGTGGCAAATGTCGAAAAGATGAGTGTGGTGGCGATTGTGCTATGGATAGGTATTTTAATGCAGAATATAAGGATAGACTAGTCTTCCAAAGTTCAGGGTTCAGAGGAACTCCTGTAGGTGAAAACCTAGAAGATATTGAAAGACTTGCTTTAGACCTTCCTGATGTTGATTACATTTTGGATAACATTGTGAACTATATGTTTACAAACTACTTGACTACTGAGAATTTTGACAAAGATAAGCAATTAAGGGATTACTTATATAGTCTTAACTTCAATGGTCAACGTAACTATGATGTATTGAAACAAGTAGCGAAGGGTTATCGTAAGTATGGTTACTATGGTCTATTAAACACAGGTGAAGGTCTAGTAGGGATTCATCCAAAAGACATTTTAGCTTGTGTGATTGACTACCCTAAGAAGCCAGTCCTTAGACAGACATTAACTTACTTAATCAAGAACACAAATACTTTCATCACACCTTTTGATAGAAAGACTGGTAACAATAGACCAGTAACAGACTATTCAGCAGAGGATATTCAGAAGATTTTAGAGAATCCTGAAGAATACAAGAATGAAGTCCTAATCGTTACAGATAAAGAGTTCGCTTGTGTTCGTATTGATACTTCACAAGTATTCTGTGTGTCACCTTTGCTTAAGGATAGAAAACGTGTTGAGCTTATCTTGAATATTCTCAACCGTATGAACTATGATATTTCTCGTAATGGTATTGGTACTATTGCCTTACAAGCTAAAGATACTCTTGAAGAGCAAATCGAAGAGAGTGTTGAGCAAGGTACATCATTTAGCAGTGGAGAACTACTTGATATGGGTAGAACTGCTAAGGGTGAAAGAACCAAGAAAATTATTGAGGATATGAACGCATTTGCAGAAAAACTTTCTGAAACTGAGTTCAATGATGCTATTGTATATTCAGGAAACTTCCAAAACTTAGAACAATTAGAGCGTGATACTAAAGCAACAGACTTCCTTGACTACTTGTCACAGTATGTTCCTGCTATCATCTGTCAAATGTTCGGAGTTCCTGCAAGACTATTTGACTTAAACAAAACTGTGTCTAACATTGGTACTTATAGTATTATTGATAATGCTATGAAGAACACAATTATTCCAATGCGTGACCACTTTATTGGTCAAGTAGTTCATATTCTTCAAAACGCTTCAGGATTGTCTGAGCATATCAAGTTTGATAGTTATGAGTTCGCAAACAACTATAACTATAACAATGACCTTTACATCCTAGATGTTTATGATAGATTGAAGAGTATTGACGATAAGATGGCAGAAGCGTACCTTAAGAAAAACTTAATTGTATAGGAGAAGAGATGTCTAATAAGATTTTATCCATTGAGGAGTTGTCAAAACTGCAAAATAGTTTTGTAGAAGCAACTCAAACACAAGAGCCAGTAGCTATTCAAACAGCAACATCTTCTGTTGTGAATGGAGATAGCACTAAGATTGGTTCTGCATCACCTAAAGATTACACAGTTACTTTGTGGTTACCTATTATTGGTAAAGCACCTGAAGGAGCTGAGATTGTTCAAGATGGTCATGCTTACGTACAAGAAATTTCAGCTAAGTCTAAGTATATTACTCCACGTATTGCACGTAAAGTCCGTAACTATGCTTCAATTATCTCAATGGCATTTACAGACTTCCAAGATAATGGTGATACTGAGATATACACTCCTGAAGATTTGTTCAAGGTCTATGAAGTGTTTGATGACAATGTTATTGATGCTTGTGAGAAGCTAGTAGGTGAAGTTTTGGGTATTCCTGAACATTTGACTGAATATATCACAGATGTATCACTAATGACTAACTGTGCTAAGATTCTGAGAGAAAACCCTTCGTTTTTTCAAATTGATTAGTTACCTTGTTAGGTATAATTGGGGATTAGTCCAAGGTAAGGTTAAGCCTGTGGAAGAGCACAAAGGTTTAGCATATCAGGACATGGTAAACATTGAGCTTGATGATGTTGAGGAAATGGTTCTCACACTGTGCAAAGAGTACAACATGCAATACCATTATGTTATGGATAGCATGTACTACTCTGATGTAACAGTCATTTATGCTAAATTAGCTAATGAGAAGTCATTCAGCTCTTACAATGATTACCTTAATCTAGATGAGGAAGCTAAAGGTAAGTTTGTAACTGACTTTGGTAAACCTAAACCATATATCTATCAAGTGTTAAATGCAGATACTCAAAGAGTAAATATAGAAGACAACAAAGACGGACTAAAAGGTATGTACCGTCATGGAGGAACTTTAGATGACTGAAATTATTACTGATGTTTTAGGCTTTCTTGATGAGAAGCGTAAAAATATCCAACCTGAGTATGTTAGAGCAGGTAAGCCTGTTTATACTCTACGTAAATATGCAGATTTGACTGACTTAGATGCAGAAGTGCTTATCAATGGTGGAGTTGAAAACGTAGCACAGAAAATTCCTATCATTGGACGAAGTGGTAATATGCTTCGTACTCCTCGTACATCCTATGCTGTGAACGTAGATGTAGCCTTTGACAATCGTGTTAAAGTTTCTACACAAACAGCTGAAGATGGTAAAGAGGAAAAGGTTTACACATTCGTAGTAGACCAACGTGCATTGATGGAGCAGTCTTCAGGACATCTATATGCTAACTACGTTGTAGGATATGTAGTAGGTAAAGGTAAAGGAAAGGGAGCTAAACCTGAAGTACGTGGAGTTGTTCACGTAAAAGAAGATGAGTTCCTTAATGACTTTGATACTACCTTTGATACTCAAGCAATGGAAGAAATCATGGAACTTATCAACAAGTACCGTCTTGAAAATGGTACAGCTAAAGTTCTAAGTAATATTGAATTTTAACTTTATGGTATGAGAGTTGCTAAACTCTCTTTTTTTGTTATACTATTATTAGAACATTCGACGAAAGGAGCACATAGATGGCTACAATTAAAGTTCCTGAGATGAATTTGAAAGTAGAAGTTGCTGATGAAACTTTAAACTTTAAATCACCTCTAGCTGAAACAATTCTTGTTCAACTACGTAAAGTTGTTGTTGGTCAAGAACAGATTCAATACTTTGATGTCACAGACAAGAAATTCAAGTCATTTACCTACTGCTGTGGGGATAAATATGAATTTAACTACACTGTTAAAGAAGTTAAACTCAAAGAGACTGAAGTTGATTGCTATGGCTTCCCTATTACATACGCAGGAGATAAATAATGGACGTTAAGGAAGTTGGGAAAACTTACCAACAGCACCTTAAAGAAGTTCGTGCCAAGCAGTTTGGTTATGAGAAAGAAGTTATTTCTCCTATTACTGAAGGTACGAAAGTGAAGGTGTCTGAATAATGAGTAAGTTTCGTGTAGCTCGCTTTCTTAACCGAGATTTGGTAGTTCGTGTGAACTTCTTAAATGATAAGGGTATTATTCAAAATCAACGTAAGTATATTGAGTTCTACCCAGGCAATGATAGTGAGAACGATGGTTGGTATGAGACTACTGACCAAGTTCTCATTGAAAGCTTGAAAGAAGCTACAGAACAACTACCTTACTCTCCTGAGACTGAAGCAGGACTTAAGAAGGACAATGTTAAGTATGAATACTCTTATTGTGCTTCCTGTGGAGGTAAGAAAGTGAGAAAGCTTAAATATAATCTGTTTGAGGTGGAGGAGTAATGCCAGTTAAGACAAAGATTGCAGAGCAAATCATGTCTGAGATTGACACTTACCTACAAAAGAAAGATGACCTAGACATGATTATGAACCTCTCTCATAACAAAAAAGAGAGAGAACAGTTATCTGTAGATAAAGTGGAAAATTCTGAAGGTTACATGACCTTGTTATCAGAAGGCTCTGTGCTTTATCAAGATGACACAATTCGTTTGTATATCTGCAAAGGTACACTTAAAAAATGGTATGACAGCATTGATGGTTCTTTTGAGGGTTATGTATCTACAGGTCATAGAGACCTTAATTCATACCCTGTGAGAGAAGGTTATTTCAGAAAGTCAGACCTTAAGCTAGTAGAGGATTCCAATGGAAGATATGACCTACTAGTTAAACCACATGTAAACCTTGAGCTTAGTAATGTAAAAGACCTTATCATTCAAGATGAGCCTTTTGCTATTTCATCTGAGTTCTTGTGGTATGCTAAAGAAATTGAAGATAGCGACATTGAAGAGTATGCTAAATTAGTAGTCTATAATGTCGAACATGGTGGTGGTATTGATGTACCTATAACAGATACCATTGAAATTACTGGATTCTCCTTTGTGGGTAATCCTGGTAATGCAAAGAGTGGAGGCTATGAGCCTTCATTACTAGTAAGAAATGAGGAAGAATACTTGAACAGAAAAGAAGTTCTAGATAAGGTTCTTGCACATCTTTCTACACAAGCTGAGGAAGTTGTAGAAACTCCTGAAGTTGAAGCTACTGAAGAAGTAGTTGAAGAAGTTGCTGTTGAACCAGTAGAAGAAGCTGTTGAAGAAGCAGTAGAAGCTACTGAGGAAGTTGCTGAAGAGCCTACAGTTGAAGAAGATGCTTTGACTAAAGCTATTGAAACTATTGAAGCTCTTACAGCAGAAAAAGCAAAACTTGAAGAAGAAAATGCAGAGCTTAAAGCACAACTCTCAGCTAAAGAAGCTGAAGAGCAGAAAATTGATGAAAAGTTCCAAAAACTAAGTGCGTTGCTTGAAAAGGCTAACCCTTCTGTGGAACAAACACAACCAAAACAAGAAGAAGTTAAAGCGAACCGTTTCGGTAGAGTTCGCTTTGGAGGATAATATAGTGGCTGAAACAAATTTTGATATTCTTTTGGGTGAAGCTATTGATAACTTGTATGAGCGTACTAAAGCTCAACTTGCTAACAAAGCAAACCTTACTAATGAAGATGGTAAAATTCCATTTGGAATCTCTCGTGACTGGTCTAAAGCAGTACCTTCACTCCGTGAAGTTGGTATGGGAGATGAACTTGTAAATGACATTCTTAAACGTTTTGAGCAATCAAGCTTTGGTGCTTTGAGACAAGCTAAAAACGGTGACTGGATTATGGAAGGTCTTACATGGGGAACTAAAGCTCCTGACTTTGCTAATGACACATCTGATGCCTGCTGTTTCACTGAGAAATTCACTATGCAAGCTACAGGTGATGCTACACCAGTACGTTACCTATGTTTCAAGGACTGTGAAACTCGTCTTGACCGTTTGATGAAAGATAAAATGCACTTTAAACAAGGTGACCTTATCAACATCTTCCAACGTTTGGGTATGTCTTATGAAGAAGCTGAGCAATTCATGGCATGGTACACATTTGCCTTTATCGTTCAACGTCATATCGTTCAAGGTATGTTGAACTTCCAAGGTCAAGGGCTTCGTCCTTTCGCAGGTGTGGCTGAAATGATGTCTCACCCAGGTGTAACTCCTATTGATGCTTCAGGTTCAGTTATTGGTGCTTTCCGTCAAGTAGCTTGCTACCTTGATGTATTGGATAACCAATCAGCACGTTACAAGATTTATGTTCACCCATTGACTCTTCGTGGAATCAAGGCTGAAATCGTACCAGGTAAAGATGGTAAACTTCCTCAAGGTTGGGCTGTAAATGGTGAATCAATCACATTCAAAGGTATTCCTTTCGGTGTGTCTTACCACTTGCCATTTGACCTTGAAGAAACAATGACTGGTGAGGCTTACGTAATTGACCTTGCTAGAGTAGAAGCGTTGACACAGTATGACTTGTTTGTACCACAAAGCTCAATCTATACTGTTCGTACAGAAGACACATCTAAACCAGGATGTGAAGTAATCTGTGACAAGTATGAAAACTTCGGTTTGGTACACACTAACTCACACATTTCACACTTGCTTGTGGCTAACATTCCACTTGAGCAATCATGTCCTGCTGTAGTATTTGAACGTATTCAAGGTCTTCTTACAGGTCTTAACCCATTCCCTATGGCAACAATTCCTGCTAAATAAGGAGAAACATTATGCAACCTGAATTGGAGTTGATTATAATAACTGAAAAACTTCAAGAGCGTTGTGGATGTTTTGACTGTGATGATGGAGCAACCATGCAAAAGTACATGGAGAGTTTTCTCCGTGTACTTGCTAGGTTGTTTTGTTGGACTGACGGTGAGTGTGACACTATCCTAAGAGCACAAAGACATGAAGTGATTCCAATTACACAATTTGAGATGTGTGGTTGTGATGCTATGGTTGAGATTAAGCCCTACTACTACAAAGGCTTTGACCCTACTACTTTAAAAGTGTATTTACACAAAAGAAAAGGTCTAGAGCGTGAAGAGTATGAGCTTGATACTACCAAGTGGAATTGGTCTTTTGTGGATGGTACAATTCTAATCAACGTTACAGATGAGCTTAGTCCTTGCTGTAAATGTTGTGACCCTTGCTCTTGTGAGGCAGAGTATAAAATCATTCTTGACTATGAAGCAGGATATACTCATAAGACACTACCTGATTGTGTCTATGATGCTATGTGCCACTTCCTAAGCATCTTTATTGCTAGTCAGAATGACTGTGGTACTCTAGATGAATGTGCTAATATGGATAGACTAGCAGTAGGAGCAGTTCTTAAACAAAAATCTGTCGATTATATTGTTAGAGAATGGACTATTGACTACGGAAGCATTGATAGGTTTTACGTGAAACTTATCAATACATGGTCTATCAAGACACTCAGTTCATTATCATTGTGTAAGAAGAGTTACACAGACAATATGTACTTAGCTATTGGGAGGAGAAAATGCTAGTAAAATTCAAAGGAGAGCGTAAACGTGAATCACGTTCTTACGGATGCTCTAAGTGTGGTACTGGTCGCTCTATCAATGGTGTTGAAACTTATTCAACTGTGTACCGTACATACTATGAAGGTAGACTATATGTTTTCATGAAAGACAAAGTTTACCCTGTAGATGACATTCTAGGAGGTTATCTCATTAACCTTAAGTACACAGATAATGAGGGTAACATCCAAAACACTTTTGAAGAAGTGCCTGATAACACTACATCTACTTATGTTCCAGATAACAAGGATAAAGAGTTTGAGATTGAGGCTAAAGAGGAAACTCCTAAAGTCGAAGAAACTCCAAAGGTGACTGAGCCTCCTAAAGTTGAGGAAGCTCCTAAACCTGTAGAACCTAAAGTTGAAGAAAAACCTAAAGTAGAAGAGCCTACAGTAAATAACGCTGTCGTAAATGAAGGTGTGCCTGAAGCAGAACTGTAAAGGTAGGTGATACAATGAGCTTACCTTGGAATAACAGAGAAATTCTTGTACTCAGGCAAGGAACTGCTGTACCTACTTATGATGAAAACAGCAGACAAATAATGAAATGTTTGTGGGAAGAAGTAGAACACCTTAAATGTGTAGACCACATGCCTACGTCAAGAGGTTCTGAAAGTGATGCTACAACTACTCATGGTCTTGAAGGTTCAAGACAGTTAGAGACTTTCTACTTCTCACTACATAATCAATCTCACGCTTGTGATTTTGATATTAAGCATGGTTACTACATCATGCAAAGAATATCTACAAGATGTAATAGGTTTGCTTGTCCTGAAGATGCAGGATACCTATTTTGGAAAGTTGTAGCTTGTAGAACTTATGAAATTTTGCCAGGTTGTTGGGATATTAAGATGACAGGTGAAAGACTTATTCCTCGTGAGTCTGAACAGCTTATCCTTGAGTGTGCTCCTTATGTTAAGCAATTACAGGGGGTGATTACTCGTGACCACGACTGACATTCATAACTGGAAGGGTATTGAGTTCTCAAAGGAATTTGTTGACTTTACTGTTACAGGTATGCTAGAGGCTAAAGCCACAGGTTCAGTACAAACTGGACGAATGGTTAGGTCTATCAAGATGAAGAAAATAGCAGATGGGTTCTCTGTGTATAGTGATAGGTCAGATTTTCCTCCTACAAGTAAGGGGAAAGAACGATACTACACACATGTTTACCATGAAAGAGGTTATCCTAGATACCCTGCTTTCCCATTCATCTTCATAGCATTTGATACTGTAGGTGAAAGTGACCAACTTGTAAACTCTACAAGTGGATTCTTTGGGATTTATAAGGCTCTAAGACCTTCAGGAAGAAGAGGAGCTGGAACAGCTAGATATAATTCTAGTGATACAGCTAGTGCTAGGGAATACTTAGTTGCACAAGGGAGAAAGAATAAAGTTAAGATACCAAGGAGAGTAGCTAGATGATTAGTGCTGTGTATATAAACATTAAGAAATGGCTACAGATGTATGGTTCAGGAGTCTTAGACTACTTTATTCAACCTGATAACCCTGATGAGCTAGACCCTAGAAAAAGGTATAACAACTTTGATGAACAGTTCAATAAGCATGTAGGAACTTCAGAACACTTCCAATTAAACCAGGGAGTAGAGTTCCCTTTCCTCGCTATTGATATTGCTTGTGACAATAGTTCAAAATGCTTCTCAAAACTTTATGTAAACTTCTCTGTGTATTATTCACCTGTAACTCCTCCTACTGGAAGAGTATGTATTGAGAATACACCTGAAGGTAAGTTAGAGTATAGGGAAGAGGTACATTGTCAAATCAAGAATATGCTTGTGCATCAAGTACAAACACCTAGAGGCATCCAAAGAAAAACATTCGCTCAAGATGTAGCCTCATTAGACGGATGGTACTTACCTATTAGAGTTAAAGTGACTGATATAGGTTGTCCTGAAGACTTCTCTAATGAGCTTGTAGATGAAGTTGAGATGTTCTCATTCCCTGCTACACTATCAATATTCACTTGTATGTAAAGGAGTAATTATGGCTGTAGAACAACCATTAAACCTCAATGCGTTTTTCATGTCTCGTAATGAGATTGCTAATCGTCATGGAGGAAAGCTAGAGCTTCAAGCTGTATCTCGTGTTCGTGAACACATGGTAGAGGAAGGCTCAAAGAAAAAACCAGTTAATACCCCATCAGAAGATGGAAATAAACAAAATGCAAACCAAGGCAAAAAGGAGAAATAAATGTCTAATTGTTTTGTAGATATGTCACATCCTATGTATGGTTACAACACACAAGACAAAGATTCTAAAATCATTGTGTCAATCACAGAAGAAATCAGACCTTGTGTACGTTGGAAAGCAAGCAAACAGATTGCTATTCCTTCAGGAAGCCTAGTACAATATGTACGTAAAGATGTTCCTGAAGACCAACTTAACTGTAGCCCTATTAAATGTTTGAACACAGGTACACTTTATGTAAATCCTGCTGATAAGAAAGCTTCTGCTAAGTACCAAGTACGTGCTGATGCTGATGACTTCGCTCTAGGATTTAACATGATTTATCTTAAACTACCTAAAGCAGGTAAGTATGAGTTTAAGGCTATTGTGTCAGACTTTAAAGATGTAGCACAAGAAAATTCTTATGTATATACTTATGAGTTCAACACTTCTGCTCCAGGTTTTGTACTTCGTACTGTAGACCTTGCAGATTCTAAAGTTATGACTCAAACAGGTACAGGTTGGAAACCTTCTGACCATGGTATTGTGGTTACTTATGAAGTAACTTACAAAGGAGAAGATGAGCTTACAGGTCACATTGGATTCTCAACTCCATCTGTTGTGAATGACCGTTCAGAGCTTCGTAAGTTCTCTAACGTGTTGTTGTCATGTTTGACTTCATTCACTCATAATGTATCTGTGCCTGCTACTGATGCTCGTTGCTTCGGTAGACAGTATGACAAATCTCAAGTAGAAATTACTAAAGAGATTACAGCAACTACTACATCATGTAATGACTACTGGTTGAATCCACTTCAATCTATGTCTAAGAAAATGACTAGTGGTATCCCTGTTACAGATAGCTTCTTAGTTGAAGAAGTTACAATTTCAGGTAAACGTTATGGTTCACTTTTGATTCCTGACCTTTACTATGAAGACTGTAACACAATCACAATCTCATCAGACAAATGTGCTTGCACTTACTTGTCAAACATCCCATTGTCTACAGGTGTAGAACTTGAAGATGATGAGTTCATTGCTTTGACACAAGAGCATCATGGTTATGAAAGAGGAACAGTTCTTGTAAACCCAATGTATATTGGTGAAAAACTTCTTGTAACCTACAATGGTGAGCGTGATGTTGAGTTGATTGTTGCTAATGACAAGAGACTTAACAATACACACTTCAGAGTTACTCAAATGGTTGAGAACACTCGTGGTCTTAAAGAATACTATGTATTCAACAATGTATTGATTACTGAAAATTCTCGTGAGTTCTCTACTGAGGGAGAAATTACACTATCACTTTCATTCACTGTATCTCGTGATGAAAATGGTAACTTCTATGAAATCCGTAGAAACATTGAGGATGTAGCGTAACCGTAGGAGAAAAGTATGGCAGTCAGAACCATTAAGGTTGATATTACAGGTTTAAAGGAAATTGAAAAAGCCCAGAAGTCTGTGTCAGCTCTTAGGGATTCTGTGTTAGACTTTGAGAAGAAACTAGGAAAGATGGGTGGCAAGAATACTTCGCCACTCTCTTTTAATGTTAAGCTCATGTTTAATACGGATAAAGCCCTTAAAGATTATCTAGCTCTTAAGAAGCAGATTGAGGCTATCCCTATTAAAATAAACACTTCAAAAGGAACATCTCAAAGTGGTACTGTTAATGAAGCTACCACTAGTGGAAGAAGAGAGAGAACATTCTCTGCTGATTATATCAAGGTAAAAGACCAGGACTATCAATCATGGAGAAATCTTCACAAAGCTATCCAAGATGTATCTAGTTCTACCTTTAGCTTATCATCTCAGATGCTAAAATTAGGGGCTATTAACCCTGCTAAAGGTCTTTTAAGTGTGTTCACTAAAGTAAATAGCACTATCTTAGGTATCCAAGGAAACCTTATGGGTCTAGTTGGTAATAAGATTACAGGTGCTATTGGTACTGCTGTGCAAGCTACTCTAGGTGCTGTTAGAGGTGGTATTGGTCAGCTTAAAGAAGAAGCCAATAACCTTGGTGATGCTATGCAGGTTTACCGTATAAACATGCAGGCTCTTGGCTTTGATGAGAAAACAACAAATAAATCAATCAAGCGTTTGGGTGATTATGGTAAGTCAACTGTGTTTGATGCAACTGACTTGCTAGAACAAGCTTCTACCTATACTGCCTATGGTCGTAAGGATGCTGAGCAAATTGTAAAAGGTTATGCAGGACTTCTAGCACAGACTAAAAACCCTATTGAGGGTATGAAAACTGTAACAGAGCAAACAGCTCAAATGCTTGCCGCAGGTGTGCTTAACCAACAAGACTACAAGTTCATTCGTCAAAGATTATCTGCTTTAGGGGCATCTAGACTTAATGCTGAGCTACAAAAACTAGCTGAGTCTAAAGGAGCTGATTCAATCATCTCTGCAACTAAGAAGAGACTTATTTCAGCAGATGAATACCTAGATGTTGTCAACAAGTTAGGTAATGAAGATACATTCCAAAACCTTGTAAACTCAATCATCACTCCTAGACAAGCTATTGCCAACTTAAAAGAAACATTGTCAAACCTCCTTGTGTTTGATGATATTGATGAAGAGGGTAATGCTAAGCCAGGAGCACTTAACCAAGTATATGTAGCAACTCGTGACTTTATCAAAGGTATCACAGAGATTGTAGGTACTGAGAAGTTCAAGGAATATGTCACTAGATTAGGTAATGCTATTGGAGGAACAATCAAGCAAGTAAACCAGTTTGGTTCTGCTTGGAAGCTGACTTTTAGTAAGCAATTCACAGATAGTATTGAAAAGTTCTCTCAAGCCTTCAATGAAGGTGTTAAAGGTACTGATGTAGGTACACAATTCTTCAATGTTACTAAGTCATTCCTAGGTGTGCTAAACAACACAGGAAGACAGTTTGGTACTTTTGTGAGAGATATTGTTAAGAGTGGAGCAGAGCTAGTTGAAAGTCTAGCTAAGTTAGCCTCTCAAGCTATTACTGGTGGAGCTTTAAGAGTATTATCAGGTATAGTAGATATTTACAACAATATTGCTAAACTTGCTGTGAACTCAGAAGCTATCCGTATTGTATCATCCTTATTCTTACAAGTTACAGATACCATAAATACTGTAGTTAAGTCTATTAACCCTTCTAATGTAACTGCAATCCTTACAGCCCTAAAAAGCTTTGTAGGAAGTGTTACATCTACTGTTGCTAAGATTGCAACTAAGACTAATATCTTTAATGAATTGACGAACGTTGTTAAAGGGGTCTTAGAGGCTCTCTCAGACATTGTTTTACAAATCGGTACATTTAGACCATCTCAAGTAAATAGCGTGCTACAGAGCTTGAGAAAGGCTATTTTGGGTATTGTAAACAGTCTTAAACCTTTAATCATTGAATTAGGTAGAGGAGCACTCAATGTCCTAAGTTCTGCAAGCGGTCAAAACTTCTTCAGTGCCTTACAAGGATTCGTTAAATCTGTTGTGGAGATGATTAGGTCTATACTAATCTCTATAGGAGGTTCTGTAGAAGGTGGACTTAAGTCTATCCTAAACTTCTTTACACTAATAGTGAACACAGCTTCATCTATTGCTAAAATCTTTGGAGGAATAGGTAAATACTTAATTGCAGGAGCATTAGTTACTAAGTTCTTAACATGGGCTACAAGTATCATCTACACATTATCTACTGTGGCTACAGCTATGAATACTGTTAGTGGTGGTAGAGTAAATCCTTTAGGTCTTGCAGGAGCTTTTGGTACTGACACCTTGATGAGACAAGGACTTACTTCAAGAGGAGTAAACACTTCTGTAGCTTATTCAGGTATGTCTAGAGTTGCTAGAAATGCACCTGCTAACAGTCCTTATGGTCTGTCTAGAGTTTCAAGAAATAAAGCTAAAGCAGGAGCTAGAGCTAAAGGTCTTGGACTATTAGGAGCACAGATTGCTGTTGACTCTATAAATGGAGCAGTACAGAACTCTGATTTAGGTCAAGGTTGGAAAGATGCAGGTAATGTCCTTTCAAGTACAGCTTCATGGGCTTCTACTGGAGCTTTGATAGGTAGTGTTGTTCCTGGACTAGGTACTGGACTAGGAGCAGGTATAGGAGCTTTAGTAGGTTTAGGGGCAGGTTTGTTCGGTGTGTTCAATGACACTAAAGAACGTGAGAAGCTTAAATCTGAAGCTGAGAAACAAGCCAAAGATGAAGCTAAAGAACTTTACCTTCAGAAAGCACAACAGCTTAGACAGATTGCTCAAGAGAATAAGGAGATTAGAAACCAATTCTTTAAAACACTTACAAAAGATAGTAGTATAGTTGACCAAATTGCAGGAGCAAACTCCTTAATTGAAGCTGTGAAGAATAACAGTGGAGGTACTATTACAACAGCCCTTAAAGAGCTTGGAGTAGAGACTTCTAAGATTCCTCAGAATATCAATGATACCTTTGTGAAGGTAGGAGACCAAATTAGGTCATGGAAAGACCTTAAAGAAGAGACAGGGCTTAATGATGAACAACTCCTAAACTCACTCAAACTAGCTAAATCAGCTATTGGTGAGAAGTATCTAGAGCTTGTGGATGAAACTGGTCAGACTGTTATTCAGAAGATGGAGACACTCAATCCAGGTGAACAACATAGACAATCATCTAATACAGATACCTTTAAAGGTAAGCTAGGTCAGATTGGTGCTAAACTCCAAGAGGGTAGAGAACTCATATTCAAAGACATTTCTTCTATCACAGATGAACTTAAAGCTGTTATTGAAAGTAGCAGTTATGGTACTAGTGAAGAGAAAGCAAATGCCCTTAAGGAAATTCTTGAGAAGGCAGGCTTTGATACTACTGAGTTTGTTAAGATGTCTATTAGTGACAGAATTGACAAGGTTAAAGCTCTTGTTGGTGAAGGAGAACTTCTAGGGGGTACTGCTGATACACAATTTGCTAAAGTCAAAGAAGAAATTCAGACTAAGATTGCTGATTATAGTGATTCACTAGGTAATGTTCTCAATAGGATTGGTAATACTCAGTTAGATGGGTTCAACAATGTCCTTAAGGAAGCTGAAACAATCAAGAGTGAAGGTGGAGAGAAAGCTGACAGTAGTAGGATTTTAGCCTTTAAGAACTCTGTTGAGAAGATGATTAAAGATGGTTACCTTAAGACAGATGAAGCAACTAAGCTGTTTGAACTTGCAGGTATCAAGGATGTTAGTGTAGAACAGACTAAGACTGGTGCTATAACCTTCAAGAAAACTATTGAAGAGTTTATCCAAACAGGTACTAGAAAGATTGAGGGTGGAGCTTATGGTGTTAAGGAAGTTCCTATCACTGAAATTCAAACTAGAGACCTATTTGAGAGTGCTCAGAGACTTAAGTCTACAATCCAACAACACATTGAATCAGCTATTGCTAAAATGGATGAGGCTATTGCACAAGCTAAGGCTTCTAAGGATTGGGATGAGGTAAACAGCCTAACAAATGAGAGAAGACTTGCTGAGTATGCTAGGTATAGACAGTCAGGAGGTATTATCCCTGAATACCACTCTGAAGGGCTTCCTGTAGGAATTAACTGGAAGAGAAGAGGTACTGATACTGTGCCTACAATGCTTACTCCTGGTGAGTATGTACTTCGTAAAAAGGCTGTTGATAGCCTAGGTACTAACTTCCTAAATAACCTTAACAAGTTTGGTGTGAATGCCTTGCAAAGTGTTGGTAAATCTACTATAATTAACAATATATATAACACAAATAATGCCAAAATCAGCCAAAATATTGATAACAAATCTCAATATCTAAATGGTATGTTTGGTGTGGATAAATTGATGAGGTATGTTTAATGACTAGATGTGATGAAAATTTCACAAAGCCTAAACGATACATTCAATTTAATGACCTAGTGTTCCTCGGTAGAAAATCTATTGATGAACAGTCAGAGAGCATTAGTTTGCGTGAGAATAAAACCTCACGCACTTTTGCTAATGGGTCTTATGTTGGTAATGTATCTAATAAATCACTGATTGATAGCAACACTATCTCACTTAAAATTGCCTTAAGGACTAATACATGGTCTGAGGAACATATTCAATCTCACTATGACTTTATCATGGAACAACTACTCACTCCTGGTAAGCTATGGGCTATCAACACAGGGCTACAACTAGTATGGTGTAATGCCTATGTAACTAGTATCCAACCAAGTAAGGAATGGGTTGTCACAGATGAAGACTACCTTGTGTTTAGGGTTGAATTTGATAACCCTGATGGTGTATGGTATAAGGCAGATGAAGCAAAGACTTACCTAGAACCTTTTGAGAACTGTGACTTCTTAGACATGAAGGCTAGTTGTGTAGCTAAGTCAAGACATTGCTGTAATGGTCTACCTAACTGTAATAACATCTGTGAATGTTGTGAGGATGACTGTCCTGACTTAGATGGTATGATTGACTTCTGTTCTGCTCAGAATAATCTTAGCTTCATCAATGACTTCTTCAATGAGTGTAATTCTAGTTGGAGAGTTGTGTATAACTGTTCTAAGGGTAAATCATGTAAGAGTCTTAAAGACTTCTACAAACACACTGTCTGTGATAACTGTGTCAATGAGGTTATGAATGGTAACTTTATCTCAGATACAGTAATAGATAGTCACAAATGGAGTTTTGCTCTAGATGGTGAATTTAAAGACCCTGTTGTAAGAATTAACGATATTGACTTCAAGATTAGTGGTGAATATAAAGGAGTTCTTACAGCTAATTACAAAGGTGAAATTAGATATGCTAAGTCTTGGGAATGTCTTGAGTTTAGCTACAAGGAAGTTTCACTATCAGTGCTAACTATTTGTGCAGAAATGCCTTATATCAAGAAAGGTGTTAATACTGTGTCAGTTAGTGGTATTACTAGTGAAAATGCTTGCTTATATATTGATTATGAAAGTGTGACTGTGTGATAGGATATATTGAGAACTCTGTAAGTTCAGGACTAGGCTCTGCTATTATAGCTAGAGAAGACTTCTTAGGTGATATTGGTGTAGAGTTTTCCCTTATGGAAGTTCCCTCTATCCAATTAACATTACCAATTAGATACTCTAAAATGATGAATGGTAATACACATATTGTCATTAAGACAGAAGACTGGACTTATAGAGGCTATGTTGGAAACAAGAAAAACAACTACAAGGATATGACAGTATCAGTTGATACCTCTCATGTTATAGGGAGATTGGGTAAAAGAACCCTTCCTACAAACGTTACGGTAAAGGCTAGGTCTGTTGTATCTGCTGTGGAACAAGCTTTAGGGTATTGGAAAGGTGAGACTCACAAAGATGACCTTCTGAATGACTTTAAGGTTGAATACCTAGATGACTATGCAGAAAAGAACTTGATTGAGTATGAGTTCTCTAATGAGTCATTCCTTGAGTTCTTAACAAAAGTGTGTGAAAAGACTACAGCTCTTTATTGGAGAGTTAGTAAGTACGACCCTTACCTAATTCAGTTTGGAATCTTTGGTACTAAGAAGGACATACTAATCAATGAATACAACTACTTAGTCTCTTTAGATGATGTTGAGGAGAACTATGAAGACACAGTAAACATTGCTGTGGCTATGTCAGATAAGTCTGATAGTGGAGCTAGTTCATTGACTTTAAGGGATATTTTCTATAATCCTAAATTCATGCTTAAAGGATTCCCTGTTATCAAGACAGGAAACAAGGTAAACTCACAACGTTACTATGATTATCCACAGCTTCCAGTATTTGCTCCTGAGATTATTGGTGATGAGTTCGCTGTATTGGATGAAGAAGGAATTGCTCTAGAAGCAGGAGAACTTTATTGGGGTACTGTGACAGACAATGACACACAATCCATTGCAGAAGACAATAGAGAGATTACTGATTCTGATAGGCTTAAGGCTACAGAACAGCTTTATAGAACAGCTATCAGAAGACTTATTAACTCACGTAGAAAAGTTACCTATGATATTACTGTAGAGCCTCTTAAGCCTAGAGCTATAGATGTAGGTGATAGAGTAATGTTTACCCTAAATGCAGGTGTTTGGGAGCTTACAGCATGTACTAAATACTATGAAAAAGTGTTGAAAACAAGCGATTGGTTCTTTGTGACACACATTTCTGATTTGTATTCCATAGGAGATGCACATACCCAAAAGCTAAAACTATCTAAATACCTGTATAGTGATAGAGATATTACTGTAAACCAATAGGAGGTCTTATGTCAAACAATTACATAAAACTAGTAAACTCTGTGGCTAGAACAAAGGCTAGAGTAATTCAGCAGTCTAAACAGCGTAGAGGAGGGGTAACTGACCTCTATGCCTTAGACTATGTATCAACCTTTTCTACTTCAAAGGCTTGTGCTCCTTATGAAGATGATGATGTGGATGAAAAAGAATCAAAGGATGTACAAGGAAGAATTAAGCAGTTTGTAAAAGCTATCAAGAAAGAAATACCTGATGCTAAAGTTGAAGGTGTATCTGCTATTATTGGTTACTTTGGTATTGAGAGTAATGTAACAGCTAAACGTTATGAGACTGACTACCTAACTAACTATGTTTTTGACAAGATGAAGGATGAACCTACAGCAGAAAACCTTGTGGGTAGTTGGGATGCTTTCCAAGCAATGTACCCTAATCAAGAGCTTTATGAACCAGGTTATAATGTTGATGGTAAGCACTGGATTGGTGTAGGATTAGGTCAATGGACTGGTGTGAGATGTAAAGCTTTAGTTGACTTTGCTCACAAGGATGGTAGAAGAAACATATTCACCTTTGGTACACAGTTTAAGTTCATGCTTTCAGAGGAAGGGCTTAATAATGTTGTAAAAGAGGTTGCTTCTAGCAGTAATGATATTTCAGACCTTACAGCACGATTCCTGAAGGATTGGGGAGGAGTTCCTGGTAACAAGTTATCAGAACGCATTGAATTTGCTAACAAGCACAAAGACTTCATTAAATCTGTCTTAGATGGTTCTGATACCTCTAAGGAAGAGGATAAGAAAAACCCTGAAGATGTTGTACCTATTAACAAAGATAAAAAATCAGCATCATTCCGTGTGTTAGTACCTTCAGACCTTGATAGATTCCAAAGATGGTTCTTGAAATTCATTGTTGAGCAAAATAAGGATGAGTGTAAAGGTGGAAAGGTAAACCCCCTAACAGATGTACACTTAGTTGTATCAGCTAAGAATGAACGTACTGGAGATACATCAGAAATTGAGCTTACTGAAATATTCAGAAGACAGTGGGGATGTAACTGGATTGGTGATGATTCTAGCGGAGAAGGTATTTTCCCTAATAATAAACCACTTGAAGGTTATGACCTAATGTATTCTGCTTGGTATCTTAACAATGCACAAAGAGATGCCTTATTTAGCGCAGGAGAGAAAATATTTACTGTGTATGCTTTAGGAGAAGCTAAGATTACCCTTAGAAACTTCCTTAAGTATAGTCATATAAACTAGGAGGAACTATGAGCCTATATGGTACACACAAAAATGTTGTATTCAGAAAGAACCATAGAGAGGTAAAGCAGTTTAAGCTAGAACAACACTTACTTAAACACCCAACTGATTATCAGTCTGTGATTGCTAATGAGAAGCTCAAGAGTGAGATTTTCTACTTAGAGTACAGACTTAAGGAGATTACTAAGGAGATGGAGCTAGATGGTGAAGCGTATTAGAAAAGACCTAGTTCAGCGTATGGAAAACAGAATTATTGCTGAACACATTGTGGAAGAATTTGTTAGACAACTCATTCATACTAATGATAGAGGAGGAGCTAAGGAATTTCTAGACACAGAGGACTTCTATCTCAAGTTAGAGGAAAAAGAGGTTTATTGCTTCAGAAAATCCAATATTATAAGGCTAGATGGTGAAGAGTTTTTCTACGATTTTACCTATCTAACTAATTTGTGTTTGGGTTTACTAGAGGATAAATTTTAGGTATAATTATTATGACAAATGCTTATAAAATAGCCCAACAATATGTTGGTCAGTGTATTGACTTTGATGGATATTGGGGCTATCAGTGTGTAGACTTAGTTGAGATGGTTGCAAGCCACTATGGATTCTTCATGGCTGGTGAAGGAGCTAAAGACTTGGGTGTAGCTAGTGATATTTCAGCATACGCAGATGTTATCCCTTACTCAAGTGGTATGGAACTTAGAGTTGGTGACATTATAACCTCTTTAGAGACTAGTGGGTATGGAGCTATCTATGGTCACGTAGTTGTATATGGTGGTGGAGACATCTCAAATGCACTACTAATTGAGCAAAACTTCCGTGAACAATGTACTGTGGAACATAGAAGAACATTAACTGGTTATGGTAATACACTGATAAATGTTATCCGTATCAAAGGTCAAGACAACTATGAGCCTACTAGTTCTGATGGTGCTTTAATTGGTAATGCTAAAGAGTCAGAAAAGTTCATTGCTAGAGACTTCTTTGAGATTACTTGTGATAAGGTAGAGGGAGTTAAATCCCCTGGTGATTCTACAGTAATTGAGACCTTCTATAAGTGTAATAAGGTATCAGGTAAGATAAATGGTGAATGGCTCATCTATGACAAATATGATGGCTCTGTAGCCTATATCCCTATATCTTGTGTGAAGAAGTTAGATGATTATTCTACCACTAAGAAGGAAGAGAAGAAGAAATATGACAAGCCTAATGGGTATGATTGGTTCACAGATAAGACTAGCGATGGTCTAGACCAATCAGGTACTCAAAAGATTTACTCACTAGCTCAGTTTATCTCTTTAGGTAGAATAAAGGAAGCTAATTATGAGTGGACTTACTCAGGAGGAGAGTCTTTCCCTAGTAATGTAAATGTACCAGGAAAAGGCTATAACGCTTATGGGTTCTTGTCAGATGGAGATGGTAATATAATTATGTCAGCACCAAGTTCTTATGGTGATGTCATTGGTAAGGTATATAACACCCCTTTTGGGTTTAAAGGTAAAGTGTACACAACAAATGATAAGACATCTTTTGATGTTTACGTGAGGTAGAAAATGGTATATAAGTTGGATAAAGATGACCAAAGATGTGATGTTACATACATTGATTGGTCTAAAAAGTATTCACCTATCCCTAAAGCAACTTGTGATATGATTCAACCTAAGTGCTCTAGTGGAGGAGGAGGTAGTGATAATACTCCTGAATTATCTTGTGAGGACATTAAGAAACTACTCAAGGGTGAAGATAAACCTAAAGAAGATGGAAAACTCAAGGAAGATAAACTTGAAGGTGAAAAGCCTAAAGAGGACACTCCTAGAGAAGAAACCACTTCTGATAATGTAGGAGGTAACCCTCCTATGGAGGAAAAACCTACTACAAATGAGGTTACTCCTAAAGAGCCTGAACCTAATCCTTCACCTAGAGAAGAAGATACACCTACACAACCTACTCCTGAACCTCCTGTAGCTGATACCCATAGAGAGGAAACTCCTAATGAAGAAGGTAAAGAGGTAAATCTATTAGAACTAATGCCTAAAGTAGAGGAAAATTTATCATCTATTACCTATGAAAATGGTGTTGTAAGAGAAATGTCAGAAGAAAGCACTGAGGAAAAAAGGGCTTTTGAAATGAGTATAATCACAACTCTTAAGGGTAAGTTACCTGAAAGAGCAGTTGTAGAAGCTGTTCTAGGAGAACCTTATTATAAGGTAGGTAGTGAACATGTTAAAGGTAAGACTAACTACACCATCAGTGTAAGAGTAACATTAGATGGAAAAGTATATGAGCAAGAGTATAATGTACCTACTAAAGAGATATTTCTTGTAGGACATGTTGACAACATCTAGGAGGATATATGGAAAGACTAATACTTAAACTTGTAGAAAATCAAACGGTTATTACCTCTATTACACTAGTGATTACAACAGCTTGTGGTCTAGGTGTAGCTTATCTTAATGCTAAAAGAGACCAACTGATTGAGTTAAGCAAGGGAGCTAAACGCTCAAGCATACGTTCAGAATATCTTCAAATCTATAATTCACGTGACTTTACTGTGGAAGAAAAATGGGAAATGACTAGACCTCTTGTAGATGAATATTTTAATAACCTTCAAGGTAACCACTATATTCATGGATTGGATGAGAAGCTAGAAGGTCTATATGAAAAGGAGAAGAATAGTGGTAAACATTGAAACACATAAGATTAGATGGAATACTCCACAAGTAGGGTATGTTCCATATAGACAAGTCCATGCACATTCCACAGGGAATAAAAATTCCACTGTGGATAACGAAGCTGATTACCATTTAAGAAGACCTATTGAATCAGGCTTCTTTACACACGTAGTTGGTAATGGTAGAATTTTACAGACAGCCCAAACCAATCGTGGAAGCTATGACGTTGGTGGAGGTTGGAATGCTGAAGCTTATGCCTCTGTGGAACTAATTGAAAGTCATCAAACTGAAGAAGAGTTCCTTGTGGACTATAAACTGTATGTTGAACTCCTTCGTGAACTTGCAGTAGAAGGTGGAATACCAGTAACATTAGATACTGATGATTTAGCAGGTATTAAAACCCATTACTACTGTACTTACCATCAACCTAATAACAATTCAGACCACGTAGACCCTTATCCTTACCTAGAAAGTTGGGGTATCTCTAAAGCTCAATTCAAGAAAGACATTGAGAATGGTATCAATCATGAAGAAGGTTGGCAAAAGAACTCTACTGGATGGTGGTATCAATATGCTGATGGTTCTTACCCTAAGAACAGATTTGCTAAGATTAAAGATGTGTGGTACTACTTTGATGGAAGTGGTTACACTTATTCTAACAAGTGGATTAAACATTCAGATGGATTTTGGTACTATCTAGCTGAAGATGGTGCTATGGTGAAAGATGGATGGAAGAAAATCAATAACAAGTGGTACTACTTCCTTAAAGAAGGAGCTATGAAAACTGGATGGCTTAAAGACAAGGAAAAATGGTACTACCTTGATGCTGAAAAAGGTGACATGAAGACAGATTACATGGTAAAAGGTGTCAATGGTTGGTACTACCTAGATAAAGATGGTGTACTTGTGACTAATAAGACCTTCACTGTGGATGCTGATGGTGTGATTGGTACTGAAGTAAAGGAGACTAAATGACAAAGGTAAAAGTTGAGCTTGAGTGCTTGAAAGACCTATTGAAACGTGAGCCTATTGTTAAGGTTGTAAATGAGCTTCCTGATAAGGAAACTGCTGACCTTAACTATATCTATGTCGTTCCTAGAGAAGGAGAAGGTAAAGATACTAAGGCTTATGTATTAAGACCTGACAGAAGTGGTTATGATGCTATTGACCTTACTCCTCAAATTGTTAATGTTCTTGGTGAAGGCTATATCACTGTGGAAAAGGAAACACTTAATGAAAATGGTGATGTAACTTTCACAGTAAAAACCAATGAGACTTTAGCAAATCTACTGGCTTCACTAGGTACTAAGAATGATGAGCAAGATGGTAAGCTTACTAACCTTACAGATAGAGTAGTAGCTCTAGAAGGTAAAGAAGATAAAGATACTATCTACAATGATACAGAAGTTAAACAAGGTATCAAAGCTAATGAAAGTGCAATCCAAGGAGTTGAGGGTGACTTAACTGCTCTCAGAACACACACAGACTCTCGTCTTACAGCTTTAGAGGAAAAGGTAGACAATGACACTATCTATGACGATACAGAGCTTAAGAATAGAGTTAAAGCACTAGAAGATAAACCTGAACCTACTCATGAAGCAAACCTATTCTATGCTAAAGGTGATATTATAGGTATTGGTACTGAAACTGATATAAGAATTACAAGGGATGAACTTGTTAATGCTGATACTATCAAAGTGGGAGATACAGTAGTAGACCATTATTGGGATAATAAAGTATTCAATACTGGTATGTTTAAAGTAGTTTCTATAGATGGTGATAACATTGTCTTAAATGGTATCAACAACATTAACTATAAACACCCTAAACAAGAACTCACCCTAACAGGTAATGAATTGTCTATCTCAGATGGTAATTCAGTTACACTACCTAGTGGTACTGTGTATGATGATAGTGAGCTGAAGGGAAGAGTTACTACACTAGAAAACAAGACTGATAACTTTGTGTCAAATGTAGGAGTATCAAGAGAAGGTAACACTGTAAAACTTACTTACACTATGGTCAATGGTGACAATAAGGAAGTTGAGTTTACTGACAATGATACTATTTCTGTGGGTTATGATGATACTGCTCTTAGAAATAGAATTGAAGCCTTAGAGAAGAAACCTGACAAAGATACTGTGTATAATGACACAGAGCTTAAGGAACAAGTAAATGACTTAGGTAGTTCTGTAGCTAGTGCTTTACATGACATTAGTGAGATTAGGGTAAACAATGAGTCTAGACTTAGTGCTCTTGAGTCTAAAGAGGACAAAGACAAGCAAACATTATCCCTTGAAGGAAATACCTTGAGCATCTCTAATGGTAACTCAGTTGAGCTTCCTACAGCTCCTACAGCTAAACCTGTTAAAGTATCTAGTACATCAGAAGGAGTAACAGTAACTCCTGAAGAGGAAGAAGGTACTACTAACTATAAGGTGAACATTGATGGTGCTTTATCTAAATACTATGATAAGTCTAAAACTTATACAAAGAATGAAGTTGATAACATTATCACTAAGCAAGAAGCTAAAGCAACTGATATTACTGTGTATCGAGGAACTTTCGCTAATAGAGATATGGTTCAAGAAGGTACTTTTGATACAGATAGGTCTCCTAGAATAACTCTTACTTACTCTAGTAGTACAGGTGTAGGTATCTTGAAAGTAGACTTTAAGATTCTTAAGCCTGTTGGTCAAGGAGCTGTTATTGCTAATTTACCAAGTGATGCACCTAAACCTGCTGAGCTTGTTGAGGCTCAAGTATGGGTAGGAGATTCTTATACATCTATTTGGGTAGATAAAGGAGCTAATGTAGTAAGAATGTATGCTACAAGTGACCCCAATATCTTTAACAAACGCATCATTATCAACATCCCTGGCATCTTTAAGAAATAATGAGGTAATATAATGAAATTGAACAATGAAGTATATGACATCCTAAAATTCATTGTTACAACAGCACTCCCTGCATTTACAACATTTGCAGGGGTTGTTGGTGTTCAATTAGGATATGACATGACAACACCTGTTGTTATTTTAACTGCTTTAGATACTTTCCTAGGAGCACTTATCGGGCTTTCAAGTATCTCTTACAAAAAAGAAAATGAGTAACTAACATGGCAGATAACTGTTTGAGCAAAAACTGTGAATGTGAGAAAGTTGAGCCAAGACCAGAGAACTGTGCCAAGTTATTAGAACTAAATGACCTGAAGATTAGACCTGCCATGAGGAAAATTTCAACCTCTGACTGGTGTAATCTTCCAGAGGCAATTAGACAAGCTTTCTATGGGGTATGGTGTGTAATCAAGAACATTGTAGGTTTCTTGTGCTATATCATTAGAAAGCTTGAATGCCTTGAGCAAAAAGTAGATGCCATGTGTGCTGTAGCTAAGTGCCAAAATGAGGCTCTTATGGCTGTAGTTGAAAAAGCTAAAAATGATATGCTTAAGAATGTTACATTTACAATGCGCTCAAAAGGTTCATCAGTAGAAATTCATGGTGCAACTACTTACACAGACATTAAAACTTCCAATGATGGCTCATTTGAGCTTAAATGGAATATGGTGTGGAGTGGTTCAGAGCGTGGTACTGGTGTAGTAAAAGGTAAAATTGTACAAATAAACACTCTAAATGAAGATAGCTCAATCAACTCACATATTGCAAAAATAGAGTTCACAGGTATTGAGTATAATGGTGATGGTCAAGCATATCCTGCTCAAGCAACATTCTCAATTAAGACCTCTAGTGGAACAACACACTTTACTAAATCTTATGATGTAGGCTCTAGTTGGACTGATAGCATTTCTGATATGACTATTGGTAAAGACTTTGTGTTTAGACCAGGAGAAGCAACAACTCTAGAATTGTTTAATACTGCTGATGAATGGGTAGATGCTAATACTTACGGTAGTGTTGAAGCAAGCTATGTGAATGAGAATGAACCTAAACCACAACCTAAACCATGTGAGATTAAGTGTGACAAGTGTTAGGAGGTAATATGTCAAGTTGTAATTGTAACTGCAAAGACAGAAAGTTTAATGGTAAGTGGTGTGACAATAATGAAGCACAAGATGACATTAAACGAGCTGGTGATATTGTAAAAGACTCTGAGCAGTGTGACATTATTCCTAACACCGAAAAAGGTATATTCCTTTTATGGTGTAGACTTAGAGAAATCATCCTAACTATCTGTGATATATTCAAGAGGATGAAAAGACTTCAAGAGAAAATGAAATATATCTGTGAAGTTCATAAATGTATCAATAGTAAACTAGGTGAAATGACAGCTAAACCTGCTGTAGCTAAGGAAAACATTGATATCATTAGACGATATGGTAAGAAAGAACCTAACTCTAATGATGCACAAGCTGTCTATAATGAGGCACTTTCTTACTATAATACACAAGTAGCTAGATATGAAAGTGCTAAACGTAGACTTGAAGAGATGCGTAATGATAGCACTAAATATGAAGTTGATGATATTATTATGACAGGGAGACATAACCCTGCAAGAGCAGGTTCATTTGATTATTACTCTGGGTTAGCTTTAGCTACTACAAAATCTGGTGTAGAGTACCCTGTAGGGGGTATCTCATTTGGTAGTAACAGAGCTGTTGACTTTGTTGGAGGAGACCTTCATCCAGGAGCTTACACTATCCTAAGAAATGTTGGGGTTACAAGTAGTGGTAAAGCTATCCACATGAAAGTAACCTTTACCTCTATGGAACTAAGTTCTCATGCTTCAACTAGAGAGGCTTATGGAGAAAAAGAATGGCTCAGTGTAATGTCAGAGAATGGAGCTGTATCAATCCGAATAGGTAACTTCTATAGAGTATCAGGAACATTTGATTTTCTTGATGACTCAGGAGCACCTATTAACCTACTTACAGTAAACGTTGTAAATGATATTGACTATAAACAAGGTTTCTTTGTGTATTACAATAATAGTAGAACGATTTACTACAACCCTACTGATTCTGGTATAGTTAGAAAAGGTAAATATGTAGGAGCAAAAGATAGCTATGATGCTAAGAATGAAAGTAGTATTCCTAAAGGCTCTCTAGTATTTGCTGGTATTGGTTCTTCTCTTGAATGGGATATTATAGCTAATGACCCTGGTGTTACGTATATTGATGGGGATAACGATGGTGATGCAAGTTGGATTATGAGTTTCTTTGGTAATTACTTTAAGGGTGAGGTTGTTGACTTGCATGAGCCACAAAAACCAGTTAAGCCTGAACCTCCAAAAGAACTTTGTAGCCTAACTGACTGTAACTTTGATTGTTTAGGAGATAACTAATGTCAGATTGTGTAAACTGTCAGTGCGAAGATATAGTGGTTGGTAAGACAGGTTGCCAATCACTCTTAGCACAAAATGATGATAAAATAAAAATGCATGCACTTGTTCTTAGAGATAGCCAACTGTGTGATATTGTAGACCAAACAGCTAAGTTTGCCTACTCACAGTGGTGCTTTAACAAGAATGTGTCTAATCAGCTATGTTGGTTAGCCAATAACAGTGGGGGAGGAAGTGCTCCTACTTATAAAGCAGGCAATATGATTACCATTTCACAAGATGGTACAATCAGCTTTTCAGGTACTATTCCTGAACAAGCACAGCCTTATAATGATTCAGCCTTAAGAGCAGAGAATGAAAAGCTCAAGAGGGCTTTAACAAAGATTATAAACAACCTTCAAGCTAGTGGAGCTTGGCAAGGTGGACTAGATGGAGACTTTGTACCTAACCGTAACATTGCTACAGGTAACATTAACTTGTTCAGTGATACTACTGATGGTAGACACTTTATCCGTACAAATAACGGAAGTACAGAGAATGACTTAGCAGGAGGAATTGGATAATGAGTTGTTATTCTTGTGGAGGAAATCCAAACACATTTTGTAGAGATTGTACCTACCCTAAAGACACTTGGATTGCTCCTGTGGATAAACTTCCTGACACTTTCATGGGTGACTTTGACCATTTATTCAGAACTCCTGATGGTAATTTGTATGCACTGTCTCCTGACAGAACTAGATGGATACAAGTTAATGGTTCAGGAGGTAATGCTGTAACATATACAGCAGGTGAAGGTATTACTATTTCAAATGGTAATGTCATTACTAATACTCAACCTAATGTAAACCAAAATTTGAGTCTAAATGGAAGAACTATTAGTATTACTAATGGTAACTCAATCACTCTTCCTGAAGATAGAGACACAGTATACAATGATACAGAGCTTAAAAAGCGTATTCAAGCTGTAGAGTCTAAGACAGACAATTTTGTAACTGGAGTGAATGTTTCAAGAGAAGGTAATAAAGTCAAATTGACCTATACCTTTGTGAATGGTGCACCAAAAGAGGTTGAATTTGAGGACAAGGACACTATCACTTTAGCTTATGATGACTCAGCATTGAAGGCTAGAGTTAAGGCTTTAGAAGATAGACCAATCAGCAATAATACTACGTATGATGATAAGCCTCTGAGAGACCGTATAACAGCCCTAGAGAGTAAACCTGATAGAGATAATCAGACACTAACATTAGACCCTAATACAAGGTCTCTGAGCCTCTCAGGAGGTAATTCAGTCACTTTACCTAGTGACAAACAAACACTCTCAAAGGATGGCAATAAACTTGTGCTATCTAATGGAGGAGGGGAAGTAGCTATACCTGCTCCTTATGATGATTCTCCATTAAAAGAAAGGGTTACAGCTCTAGAAACTAAACCTGACAAAGACCAACAAACCCTTTCTCTAGATGATACTACTCGTGTTCTATCTATCTCTAATGGTAATAGTGTGACTATCCCTAGTGATAAACAGACTATTACAAGACAAGGTAATAAGTTAGTATTGTCAAATGGAGGAGGTGAAGTTGATTTACCTCAACCTAACAGTGCTTTAGCCTATGATGACACAGACCTTAGAAATAGGGTAAAAGCATTAGAAGCTAAACCTGACAAGGATAATCAAACATTAACCCTAGATGGTAATAAGCTTAAACTTGAAAATGGTGGAGAAGTAAACCTAGATAAGTTCAATTCACCTACTTTGAGATTATATACAGATAATATTCTTGCTTCTGCTATTCCTGGTGCAACAGCTATTGTATCATCAGTAAATATTGCCAATAGTGATGGAATTAAACCTGGTGATATTGTTCAGGATATTATTAGCTATTCATCAGGAGGTAGTGAGACTAACTATTGGAAAGTTACTGGAGTTAATGGTAATAGTGTAAATCTTGTGTGTCTACTTTCAGATTCCATACCAGGGTATAATGATGGTGAGTTAAAGAAAAAGGTAGATGCTCTTGAGAAGAGACCTACCCCTACTAAGCAAAAATTGTCACTCTCAGGAAATACCCTATCACTTACAGATGGAGGCTCTGTCACACTACCTGATAATAATCAACCTGTGCATAGATTCTATGATGGAGATATTCCAGGTAGAGCTGATAGTAACACAGTAAAAACTGTACCTAAATCAGGCTTTAGAAACCCTGATGGTCTTAAAGTAGGTGACACAGTAGAAGACTACTGGTCTGACAGAAATACTATCAATAGAGGTATATGGAAAGTTACAGAGATTAGTGGTAACAATGTTAAGGTACAAGGTATTGGTAACTATGATGCCAATATCAGAAGAAACCTATCATTTAATGCTAACACAAGAACTCTCACTATTGATGAGGGAGGAAGTGTTACCCTTCCTAATGATAAACAGACTATCAGTAAGAATGGTAACAAGATTGTGTTGTCTAATGGAGGTGGAGAGGTAGAAATCCCTACTGCAACACCTTACAATGATGCTGACATTAAGCGTAGACTTGGTGTGCTTGAAGCTAAACCTGATAATGACAAACAAACATTGTCTATCAGTGGAAACACACTATCTATCTCAAATGGAAACTCTGTGAATATTCCACAACCAAACCTTAGTGGTTATGTTCCTATTGATGAATATAACAAGCTAAAAGGTGCTTTAGAGAAGTTACTCACTGACCTTAAAGGTTCAGGTGCTTGGAGACAAACTGGTGCAACTGTGTTTGAAGGTTCACTTGACCCTAATAGACACTTGGCAACAGGTAATATTAACCTATTTGGTGGAACTACTGACGGAAATGCCTTCATTAGAACTAACAATGGAAGCACAGAAAATGACCTTGCAGGAGGTATTGGATAATGGCTAGTTGGAAGGATGGTAAAGGTCTCTATACTTGGGGAACTTATAGTAACCGAGGAGACCATACCAAAATTTATGTAGTTGGTGGTCCTGGTGGAGGTGACAGTAACTACTTCTACATCACTAATGAAGAAATGCAAGCTCTAAGAGCTAGAGGATATGGTACAGGGGTTCACTTCTGGTGGGAAGGTAAGACACTAAAAGTAACTATCAACTTGCTTATTCTTACAGCTAGAGAGGACTATAGAGTCCTCTCTGGTGAAAGGGTAAAATATGTTGGTGATAGCAGTGTTGACTATAACTTCTTTGCCAATTTACAATACCAAACTAGGGATGGTCAATGGCACAAACTAGGAGACCACTTAGTAAACACTCACTATGGTGGAGAGCCTATCTATCCTAAAGAGGGTTGGGATACACAGAAATCAGGTTACTTGTGGAATACATTCTCCTTCCCTGATATCAATATTGAGGATGTTAAGCAATTCTCACTAGGTATTCATGGTGACTATGATGAGGTTGGTAACTGGGTTTACTATCCTATTGAACAGATTAAGCCTACACCTAAGAAAGTTAACCTTAGGGTAAAATATGTTGATGCTGAGACAGGTAGAGAGCTTGCTTCTCCTATTGTGTACAGCCTAGATGCTGGTACTAGTCATAGAGAAGATGCTAAAGACATCCAAGGTTACACTCCAAGACAGACATTCTTCCAACTCAATATCAATGAGGACACAGAATTTACTTTCCATTACTATAGAAATAGAGAGTATAGAGATGTTACTGTTGAATATGTAGAGGAAGGAACTGGAAGAAAGCTAAAAACTGATACAGTTATGACTAGGCAAGAGGTTGGTACTAATGTAAGTGCTCCTGCTCAACCTATAGATGGGTATCATCCAGATAGTACATTTAAGACTATCTTGGTAAATAAGGGAACTAATGTCATTAGGTTTATCTACTCTAGGAATATAACGTATATCAGACCATGGGCTATTAGAAAAGCTGGTGTGTGGAAATCATTCACCACTAACAGCACAAACATGATTAAACGTGTAGGAGGTTCTTGGAGTAGGAAAGATACTTCAATGGATTCTTCTCTAGCAGGTAGAGATAAGTCACCTAGTGACACTAATGGTAACAAATCTGCAAGCTATATCCGTAAGAGTGGTAACTGGAAGAGACAAGGAAAGATAGGTAGCTAATGGTAGCAACTGATAAGAAAGAAACAAAGCTAAATGAAGCATCCTTCACAAGCTATAAAGATAACTCAAAAGACCATTGTTGGTATGATAGCTGTGACTGTGATGACATTCCTGTAGCTGACTGTGATAGACTTGTGGATGAGAATAACAAAGGAGTAGGTAGATTTGCCTGTATGGCTGAGTCACAAAAGTGCTATAATCCTAAGTTCTTTAGCTCATTCATTAAGAAGTTAGCATGTCAGCTTAATCACTACATTGAAAACATCTGTGCCCTATGGGATATGGTACAATGTATGGGAGAATACCTAGCAACTATTGGTAATATGGGTACTGTTCAAGTAAACTATGCACGTAACTCTGCTGTATCTTCTGCAACATTCCTATACCCTATCACTAAAGAGTATGATGTGTCATTATATATGGACTCAACTACTGGAGTTGACTTTGAAAATGATGACAAACGTAGAAAGCTCACAGATAGAAAGTATAGAGCCTATATCAGATGGTGTGCTGATGGTACTACACTAAAAGCCAGTGAGGATAACACAATGCAGTTTGTGGTATATCATAGTGGTGAAAACTACACAGATGATATGCTTAAACAGCGTTCAGTCCATTGGCAGATGACAGGTGTTACTGATGGAGCTATGGAGATGAGTGATTCACTTATCATACCTGAAGGTCAGTACATTAAAGTTAGAGTAGTTCCTGATAACAATGCAAGTGGTGTGTTTAGGGTTCACCAATTTAAGGTTGAATATGTTCCTGTGGTAGATGGTAAGGACTTACCTGACTGTCTCAAGTTCACAGAACAACCTAAGAATGATTGTGAATGTAAATAAAAAGAGCCTTAATTGGCTCTTTTCTTTTTATACTTTTAATCCTCTACAAATGTATTCTACTTGTGAATCACATATAAAATAACATCTATTCTTAAATGGGTGACCTTTTTCCAACAATGCTAAAGCTGAGTGGTACACGCAACTTTCTACATCACTGATAAAAAGTCCATCTATTAAACCTCTTATTTTAAAGAATGTACCTTTATGGTAAGGATAAAGTTTTAGGACTGCCCTATTACTTGATACTACAGTTCTTTTTCTAGTATACTTATTGAGTTCTTCGACTGTAACCATAGATAACTCCTATACTTTTAGACCTAGGGATTCAAATTTAACATAGTGTGGTAATACATACATTATCATACTAATCCATGGATGGTGAGGTTTAAGTACCTTTGACCCTGAGTGGAATGAATAAGGTACAGTACCCTCATCCCTAATGAAGAAGTCATGTATAGATTCACTAGTGCCTATGTAATAACCTTTGTTATATGGTGAATCTACAAGGGTAGCTCTTTTGATATACTCTACATGACCTTCAACTAGGTATTTTTCTATATCTTCAGCAGTAATCATACATGTAACCCCTTTGTGTTTTCCATCCTAATAAAAAGTCCTTTGTGATTAGTGGTTAAGACATCACCAGTCTCATCAGTCTTATTCACAAACCAACATCTACCATAAGCCCTTTTATCATCAAATATCCCTTCATGAAAGAAGAACATATCCTCTGTCAAAGATTCAGGGTCAATTACAGGATTATCTGCTATGAATAAATACTTATCCTTACTTATACCACCATCAAGCTCAACAAGTGTACCCTCTACACTATCTTCTATGTATGGGTGTCTAAGTGAGCCATAACCTACCACTTTTGGAGTATACTTACTCCAACCTAAATTTATTTTCCATGTACTAAGAACACCATTACTAATCATTACTTCTTCCCTCTTATATATCGTCCATATAAAGCTTGGTTACCTTTAAGACCTAAAGCCTTTTCAGTATAAGCAACAAAGCCTGTTCCTACCATTGTAGGGTATAGGCTATTTTGTTCTGCTCTAATGTTTTTACGCTTTCTACGTAGCTGTTTCTGCTTCTGTGGGTTACGTGTAGATGCAACAGCTTGACCAAGTTCAATATGTCTCTTCTCAAGCTGAATATAAAGGTCAGAAGCCTTCTCAGGACTAATCTCCTTCACACCATTCTTCATAATACCAAAGCTCCTCTCCATTACGTTTTAGGATAATGTCAACATCACCCTCATTAGTTCTTGTGTAATTTCTATCGTCACCAATCCATTCACGTACAAATTGGTTACGTAGAACATAACTATCCACCTCTACTGTGTGGTAGCAATTTCCTAGTTCATCAATCCTTTTCAGAATCCACTTCTTTTTTATAGTAGTCATACATGCTCCTTGCAATCACTAATCCATTTATTCTTCGTTTTGTTTTTGAGTCTTCTCTTAGCCTAGTCATAATGCCTCTTTGGTTAAAGGTAAAGTATCTATAACCTATTAGCATCTGTGTAACATCATGAGGCAATACAAGTCTTTCCTTATTATCTAGGAATTTTTGACTAATATACCAATCCATAATGTCACTAGTAAATTCCTTATAGGCTTTAGTTGAGAAGCTTTTCCCTGTAATCTGCTTGTACATGTCTCTAGCTGAATCAGGAACACAAGGGATAAAGTCAATTCTAACCTCTAGCTCATTGATGTAACTAAAGTCAGATGCTAGTTGATATGCTGTAGCATACTTAATCCCATAGACCTTCTCAAACTCATAGAAGTGTCTAGCAATCTCAGAAGTCTTCCATCTATAGAAGTTATCAGGAGGTAACTTATCTAGGAAGTCACAAGCTACAGCTAGTAGAAATTCCCCTCTAGCTAGTCCTGTGATACCTGTCCTAGTCAATGGAGTATGATACTTATTCTCTACTATAGTTGTTTCCCTATTAAGGTACTTAGCTAGTTTATGTAAGTCTTGTAACTCAAATACCTCTTTCTTGTTAGAGTATCGTCTAACAATAGTAGTGTCTCCTACAAGCCTATAGATGAGCACAGTGAGCAGTTTATCCCTTAAGGGTACTGGATGATTATTAAGAGTTCTAATCATCACCTGTGACATGTCATCAAGGTATTTTAGGTTGTTAGGGTAGTGTCTACGTGCTAGAGGTCTATTATTCAGTTCTACAAGACCATACTTATGCTCAAAGGCATCTCTTCGCATGAGTATGTATTCTTTGAAAGTTGTAAGGTTTACTTGCATGTCTTCCTCCTAGGTATGCACAATGTCTTAGCTAAAGTCAGCAAAAAATGAAAATTTATAGAAAGGATAAAATAATTTATGAATATAGGCACGCTATTCAAACTAATGGAGATATATGAAACTAGACATTGTGCACACTTAGGAAGGAGCTATGCTCCTCCTAGAAAGGAATAAATATACCATCAAGGCAAAAATCATGACCGAGGGAATTACCCTCACAGAAGTAATAAGTTGTTAGGGTTGTGATACTCCTATTTCATTTGGGAAAACCCAAGAATACTATAGGATGCTGAAATATGTATGTGTTGTATGTTTTCTCTAGTTACTCATGATATTGTCACAATCGAAAAGTTTATTTAATGGAAATCACTATACTTATTACCTCTGTGAGAATAGTAGCTGAGTTGTTAATTAGAAATAATTTCTTTCTTTATTTGTTTTAAAGTTTTCTCAGCTACATCCTCTTAGACTAATACCTTTTTAGGTGGTTAGTTACTCTGCATCAGACCAATCGTCATCATCATCTTCATCATCAGAAGTTACATCAGCATCTTCTTCATCATCTGAGTCTTCTAGTGTGAAGTAATTGAATACGTTCCATGTAGGTTTGTCATTGTAAGGTTCACCCTCAGCAATGATGATTCCTACATACTTACCTTCCAATTCTGATTCTTCAACAGCTTCTTCACCTTCAAGACCACAAGCCTTAAGGATGTTGAATAGCTGTTCACGACCAATCTTATTGTCAATGATTCGTCCTGTAATTGTCTTAGGTGAGTTCTTACCAAACTCTCCCTTGAATACAATTTCAAGCATATCTAGACCTGATTTAGATACCTTCTGAGTTACTCCTTGGATAAGAGCCTCATATTTACCTGGTACATAGACTGTTTCTGCTTTTTCTGTTGGTTTAATACGGATTGCTACCATTATTCTTTATCTCCTTTTAGTTTTGACTGAGTTGTTCCATCTGTAAGACCTACAAGCAATTCCCATGTAGCATTAGTGATTGTGTCAGGGATAACCAAGTCAGGCTTACGTGTTACCTTAAGTGTATAAATAGGGTTACCTGCCAAGCGTACTTGATAAAAGTCTTTAACCTTCTTCTCACCCTTAACTACCTTAGACTTAGTTACACGCTCTGTGTGACCAATAATACGTGCTGATGCAGTCAAGTGACTAGCTAGTGAAGGCATTAAGTTAGGGATAACTTGAGCAGGAACATCTTCATCTACAACATCTTCAATGTTGACAGACTTCTCTTGACAGATGACATACACATTCTTACCATCATAAGATAGGCTAACTAGCTCATCAATAAAAGCTTTTAACCGTGTATTTGCATCACCATACATAGGTAATGTCATCTTCTTAGAGTTAGCTTGCTTCATTAAGTCTTTATAGCAAAGCTCTTGAACATTAGTCATGTGGTCAACAGCAATACTATCAAAGTCTTTAGCATAAGACAAAGCCTCTAACACTTCATCCCATGTAGAACACTCAGCCACAGAGAAACGTTCTTCTTGTGACACAGAGGCTAAGCCTTTATCTGTATCAAGGATAAGTACATTCCCTGGAAGAGAGTTAATGAAAGTAGTCTTAGAACTACCTGGCTTACCATACAATACAGTCAATGTATGTAAGCGTACCTGGTTAAGTTTTTTAATCTTCATGGTTTTCCTCCTTACTTACCAGTAGAACCATATCCACCACGGTCTTTATTCCCTAGGTGAACTACTTCTACAAATCTTAGAGTAGGTTGATTCTCTATGATTCTGAATTGACATAATCGTTGACCTTTCTCTACTTTACCATCTTTGGTAGCGTAGAACTTAGCACCCCAATAGTCGTTATCACCACAGAATGAGTTGTCAATAATTCCCATACTGTTTGTGAGTAATAGTCCTGTGTTTTGGAAAGTGCTTGAGCGTGGTAGAAGATGAGCCTCAAAGCCTTTAGGTAGCTCCATAGCCACACCAAAGTCAATAATAACTGTATCTCCTGCCTTATACTCAATCTCTGTGTTAGATGCTAGGTCAACCCAATCACCTACACTAATATGCTTAATAGGGCTAACTAGGTCATCCCTAGTCTTTACCTTAATTACATCCTCATGATGCCATACCTTATAGGTTACAAAGAACTTACCTACAAAGTATAAAGCAATCATAAGAATAATGACTAATTCTGTCTTTGTCACTTAGATGACTCCTCCAATTCCTCAATCAATTCATCTACTATGTTAATCATGTCTTCACAAGTTGCAGTATAGTTATGTACTCCTGTTGTGTACGAAGCAAGTCTCATAAATATAAATTGCTTATTAGAGAAATCTTTTACTTCACCAGGAACGATTAGGTAAAACTTCCCTGAGTATTGAATAGTGCCTTTTTTTGACTCAACAATAGCCTTTTCTAGGAATACCTTAGCTTTTCTAAGGTCTTCAATACCATTTTTATATTGGTATCTCCACACATACTTAACAGCAGATGCAATCAATGGGTCAAGTCCTGCTTTTAGCCAAAAATCCCAACACTCTAGCTTGTTCTGTGTGTACCTTTTAGGGTTTACAATATCCTCTTTCATTTGTCCTCCCTATCTTTAGTATATACATAAGCTAAGAATATGAAGTAAAGTAAAGATAATACTATTAAGGGAAGGAAAAATGTAACTGTGTCATCATTCATTGTCTAATTCCCTTACCTTTACCTTAAGGTCAACAAGGTCATTCTCAGCTCTTAGAAGCTCTACATAACGCTTAGCTGATAAAGACACAGAAGTTACTCCATCAATACCTCCTACAAGGTCTTTGAAGTTACGTTCACCTTCTATATCACGTTTAGCGATTCTATCTTCTAGATACCTATTAGACCGTTTGTACATCTCAATGTCTTCTTCAAGCTTATGGTTCTTATAAAGCTGAACAATAAGGAAGAAAGAAGTGATTACTATAAGTGCAACAGCAATACTAATATCTTGATTCATTTACTAAACCTGTAGTGCTTCACTAAGAAGCCTTCACCTTTCATTGTAACTACAACATTATCCTCAATAAGCTTATCAGATAATCCTGTGTAGAAGGTATCTCCCTTAAAGTCACCCTCTATATAGCTCACTACAGCTTCATCACAGTGAGCTTCAAATTGCTTGAAGGTATTAGCTCCTCCAATAATCCACATGTCCTTATCACTCTCATTATAGAAGTCTATAACCTCTTTAACTGAATGAGCAATATACACATCAGCATCATCATAGCCATCAATCTCTTCCTTGTGAGTTAAGATAATGTTGATTCTATTTCTTAGTGGTTTACTGCCTATGGACTTCCATGTAGAATATCCCATAACAATAATACCACCTGTTGTTTGGTTTTTAAAGTAGTTCAAGTCTGACTTGTTAGACCAAGGGAGTTTACCCTTATTACCAATCAAACCATTGCTATCTTGTGCCCAAATAAATTTAACCATTTTAATTTTACCAATAAACAATAGCAGAGTATTGGAAGTGATAACCTCTCTCACTAGTTGAAAAGCTGATTTTAACATCATCTTTATCTCTAATGAAATTGTTTATATCTTTTTCCAATGCTTCTCTATTTGTATCGTTGAATACTCTACATTTCATAAAAGTAAAGGCTACACAGACTATCTATGTAGCCTCCTCCTTAATTAGTCTTCTACTTGAACTAGGAAAGCTTCGTGGTTGAATTGAGGGAAACGTTCCTTAATTTCATCCATTGTGAACTTACCTACTTTGTCTGTACCTTTACCTAGTACATCAGATTCTTCTGTGAACCCTGAAAGTTCTCCATTTGCATTGATAGCAATGTAAGGAGCTTTTACGTTACGTGGTTTCTTACCAATGTAAATAACATAACGTTGTTCAGAAGGAGCTTTAACTTCTTCTTTGTCTTGTGCACCTGTTAGGTCAATACCTAATGCTTGTGCAAGGTTGAGTAGTAATTCTTTATTGTCAGCCATGATGCCAACCTCCTTAAAATATTTTGTAGAGGGTTTAGTGTGATTCTCTCTACCACCACATAAATAGTTTACCAAAAACGTGTTACTTTGTCAATACCTTTTTTAAACTTTTTTGAAATTTTTTTCAATAAATTCATCAAGGTCTTCTGTAATGTCTCCAATATACACTTTGTAGAAGTAATCATAAACGTTAGGTTGTCGCTTAGTTGGAGGAACATACAATCGTAAATCAGGATTTTTAGCAATCATTGAAGATAACTCACAGAATTGCTCATACATGTCCTCACAACGGAATTTATTGTAGTTAAATTTAACATGCTTAACTCTATAGGCTCTACCTACAAGCTTTTCTTTAGGGTTCACACACTCAAAGGAGAAGTCCTTAACCTTATAACCTAGATTAGTCATAACCTGCATATACATGTTAGCTTGTAGGCTGTACTTAAGTTTATCTACTTGTGGTGCTTCACTATAGGTCTTATAGTCAATTAGAGACACAGTGCCATCACCATTATCAATCACAGCATCAATATAGCCAATGAACTCATGTCCGTTAGGTAGGTCAACTTCAATCTTCTTCTCAGTCTCAATGACCTTAGAGAAGTCTACAGTCTCTCCACTACTTAGGTAACGCTCAATAGCCAATAGACCTGCCATCCGTGCTTCATCAGAGAAAGGTGAATGTTCATGCACAGATAGTGCTAGATGCTTTACCTTCTCCTCAGAAAGCTCTCCATTGTGGTCAGCCATAATTTCCATAGCTGTGTGGAAAATAGTACCTCTATCCATGTACTTAGTACGTGAAGGTTCAGGTAGTTCTTTATACTCAGCTATGTATTTACACCAATGTTCCCATGGATTTTCAAGGTAGGTATTTAATCGTGATACACTAAATCTCATCTGTTACACTCACTTTCTGTGTTTTTATAAATTGGATATACTTAGTGTTTACTTGTATAGTATACATTGTATCACCTTTTGTATTTAGGATTGTTACAGGGAAAGGATGACCCATGTAGAAACTATTTTCAATAGCATCTTTACTAGATACTTCCATAAAACAGCTTAAACTTTCCCTACTACCTATTTTTAGGTAGACCTCATATATGTCAACACCCTTTCTACCTAAAATGTCAAACAAGGTATTTATGTTAGAAGCATAATCATAACCAGTTATCACCATATCAGTCCTCCAATTCTTTAGCAAATCGCCAAGCCCATGATAAAGGAGACTCCTTAATCTTGTCTTCTGTAAGTTGTTGCACAGACTGTCTTGAGTGCTTAATGAGCTTATCCATAGATAGATAGTTATGAGTATCTAAGAAAACTTCTCCTGAACAGTTTACAGCTAACCTATTATACATACCTTTACCCACAGGAATAGCTACATAATAGTATGTTTCTTGCACAGTGTAACCATTTTCCCAAGCATCAATGAATGTAATTCTATTTCTACTTGACTTGAACCATTCTTTAATTTTAGGTAAATCTGACTGTCTTGCATAGTTATATAAGCAATACTTATCTACTAGGAAGTTTCTTACAAAGTCTACATTTGTCAATTTACAATAATCAATCCAATGAGCAATATAGTCAGGAATTTCTACCTTCTTTACCTTAATAGTATTCTCCATTGCTTCATCAAATCTACCTTGCTCATAACCATCATGGTATGTTTTTGACATAACATCACTACCAAGTTCAGAAAGAATTTCTTTAGTCCATATAATTCTAGAATTATTGTCTAAACCTTCTATTCTTCTAATTACTTTCTTAAGAGTAATATTGAATTTTCCACTGTCATATACCATAAACAACCTCCTTACTTGTTATCTAGGTGAAAAATTAAAGTATCAAATCTCATTCCTAGAGATTCATCAACACTTGTACGCTGTGTACGTTCTGTGTTTAATTCCTTACGTAAGCTCTTTACCTCATGGTCTAGCTCATTCATCTTCTTCCAACTCAGACAAATCACTAGAATTGCTACCAATATCAGTAACCCACTTACCATAAAGAACAGCTTTGAGAACATCTTTCTCATTGTCTTTTGTGATAAATCCACTGTTATCCAATTCCTTTACTGTATCTACCACACCAAGATTGTCCTTCTTACACTTAAGTATAACTCGTGCAACCTTAATGTCTAGTGTAGGTATACCTTCATCTACATACTTGAATAGGTCTACCTCAAAAATGTTAGATAGCTTCTTTAGATTAGAAGGAGAAGGCATATTTTCTCCCTTTTCCCATGTTGCTATCCTAGAGTTACCAACGTAACCCATTCTTTTTGCTAGTTGCATTTGTGTCATTCCCTCTGAAATGCGCAACTCTCTTATTCGTTTTCCCAATACGCTCACTTATAGTAAAACCTACTTTCTTTTCTTCATGTCTCACAGGCTTAGAGATAACCTCTTCCTTTGAGATAAAGTCAGTGTACTCAGGGTAACTATTCTTAAGCTCATCAACTACTTCAGATGACACTGTGAACTTATTAGGCTCTACAGTCCATCCTGTGAATCCATTGTCATACTTGCATAGGTAGTGTCCTGAGGGTAGTTTAATGTAATAAACTTCCTTAGTGTCCTTCTTAAGGATATATGCACCACAGAGGATTGCTCTACCTACTCTATCAACAATGTCATCTATATCAGAGAAGCTTTTACCTTGCATAAGGTCTTTTCTCCAAGAGATGAACTCAGTAGTCTTAGCTTTAAGTACATAGTTTAGATAGCCAAGAGCACTAACTTTTTCTTCTACCGTACTCTTACCAACTCTATCTACAAAACGAGCTTCATAATAATCTAGTTCAGGAATTTCTACCTCAACTTTTACTGTTTTATTACTGTACTCTTCCTTATTTTCCAGGACAGTTTTAACCTTTTCTTCTGCATCTAACATTTTATAGTAGTTAGACACTTTATCAATGGAATCTTTTCTAATAGTTGCAAAGTCTTCATCTAAAAACTTACTTAATGTAGCATAATGTATTCCAATAGCTTCGCATAACTCTTTCTTTGTCATGCTTTCTAAACTCTTGAGTAATTTTTCTCTCATTTTTAATCCTTTCCTTATTATGTATACTAGTATACACCACTTTCGGATAATTGTCAATAGAAAAATTGAGAAATAATTAAAAAATTTTAATTATTTCCCATCTTCTTTAAGTTGGTCAGTTAAACATGCACTACATGGAGTAACTTCATAACCTAAAAACATAGCTAAAACCTGATTTGCAATACGTGATTGCTCAATAAACACAGATTTAACATCATCATTGGCTAGGTCTACTTGCCAAGCTTCAAAGGCAGTGATTACAGCCACTAGAACGTGCTTTAGCAAGCACCAAAGGTCAGGGTTACCCATTTCATTGGCTTGTCCTTTTAAGAGCACCATAGCTCTCCTACGCTGTTCTGTGACCTGTTGAAGAGCATTAGTCACCTGATGCACACGTTCCTTAGTGTCATACACAGCAATTCGGTCTTCTTCAGTTTGGTCTTCCTGTCCTTGCTTATACCAATACTTAATTTGGTCTTCATACTTACGCACAAGAATTTCTAAGTGATATTCACTAGCTCCAAGTTGCATAATGTTTGTGATAATGTCTTCTGTAATTCCTACAGAACTATTTTTGTTTACTATTACCATTTACTAATCCTCTATAGTAATACCTCACAAAGTAGGTATTCTTTGTTAATTCAAAAGCTCTCTCATAGAAAGCTATAGCCTTTTCACTTGTAAAGAATTTATGTTCCTCTACAAGCTCTCCATCAAAATATTCCTCAACTATAAACATCTTCTCGATATCCATTACTAATAATGAATCTTGCAAGTGCTTCTGATTCCTCTGAATGAGTAGGGTAGTGAATGATAAGTTGCTCATTCTCATCACCAAAAGCATAGGTGAAGGCTATATTATGGGATACATACTGTGTTTTCATATGAGTTACAGCTACCATTCGTCTTACTGCAAAGTCAATCTTAGCAGGAAGCCTAAAGTTTAGTTTGTAAATCTCATCATAACTAGGGAAGGAAGGTATCTTAGTCTTGTATTTACGATTAAGATACCTAATTCCCTTGATAAAGAAAGCAAGTACGTATTCCTCACCGTCTACACCAATTTCATAGCAAGGGTCATAGTCAATTTGATTTTGTATGTAGTGCTCAGGGTCAAGTTTAAAACATTCCCTATTGAAAGCTCTTAATTGTAAGTAGTCTTTCTTTGAGTAAGCAGGTTTATCATACAAATACATCAATGTCCTCCCCAACATTGAGAAACTTCTACATCTGCAATAATAGGTATAGGTTTCTCTAATCCCTCTAATATTGAAGGATTTTCCATCATTTCTTTTAGTACAGGAACAAGCTCATCTACATAATCATCTCTAATCTCAAAGAGAATCGCATCATGCACAGAGCCTAAAACATTGAACCTAGAGTGGTCAAGCTCTTCACTGAACACAATGTCAGCTAAAGCACTAGTACACAAGTCAGAACCAAACCCTTGTACTGGTGAGTTAATTGCTTGTCGCTCATCTGCTGAACGTAAAGCAAAGTTATTACTATGGATATTTTTAAACCATCTTTTTCTTCCAATAGGTGATTTAATATACCCATAAGTGCGTGCATAGTCCTTACACTCTTCATGCCATTCTAATAGTGTAGGGTAAGCATTAAAGAAGTCCTCACGGATTTTCTCACTATCTTCTAGTGTAAGATTTAAACCATAACCTTTTGCATACAGTACGAAGGTTTTAGCAACCATTCCATATAGAAAACCAAAGTTTGCTGATTTGGAATTTGTACGTAACCTCTTTTGCTCATCATGACTTAGATTACTTGTATCACCAAAAAGTAACTCAGTAGTCTTACTGTGTAAGTCACTACCTGATTGGTAAGCATGTTGCATGTTCTCATCACCTGATAACCAACTAGCCACACGAAGCTCTAATTGGCTATAATCCAGCTCAGCAAGCTTCCATCCTGGTCTAGCCTCAATCAGATTACGTACATAGCTGTCCTGGGGACACTGTTGAAGATTAGGATTATTACATGTAGTTCTTCCTGTTCTAGCTGTGATATTAAAGCTAGGGTAAATCCTACCGTCAACTTGTAGCTTTTCCCAAGACTCAATAAATGTAATAAGTTTTGAGATACGCTTATATTCAAGTAAGGTGTCTACACACTCATTACCAACATAGTTAGCTAGTGTGTCAATTCCTACTGAAGGTGCTCCTTTATTAGTACGCTCCATTACTGTAAGCCCTTGACCATAACCAATGACTACAGGTTTGAAATGTTTCTGCAAGTTTACACTTACTTTGAAAATATGTGGATTCTTTTCAAGGTATTCTTTCTTGAAAGCATTAGCTTCCTTACGTGTAGCAAACTCACCTAATTCTATGGACTTACCATCAACTGTTTTCTCAATAACCTTAAATGTATCATCTAACCTCTCACCGTCTTCTCTATACACAGGTTCATCCTTCTTAGTGAATAGGATGCTAGCAACTTGTTCATTTGAGTTCCAGTTAATGTCTCCATAGAATAAAAGCTTTTCTTGATAAGGTCTTAAGTCATCTTGTAACTTCTCAAGCACTTCATGTCTTCTAGGACTGATAGGTACTCCACCTTTTTCAATCTCATAGTAAGCCTTATATGCTCTCATCTCATGCTTGAATACCCTAAACAGCTCTTCTTTTCTGACTTTCTCTTTGAAAATCTTCATGAGCTTCATAGGATATAGGACATCATCAAGACCATAAGCCTTAAAGTTATCTGTAATTTTTCCTACTTTTGCTTCTTTTGCTATATCATACTTAACATGGAAATATTTCTCTGTGAGTGGTTTAAGACCTAGCTCTTCTTCTCCACAGATATGAGCCAATACCAATGTATCAATGTAAATGTTAAGTGATACTCCAGTCTTCTCATAAAGGAATAACAAGTCAAACTTACCATTGTGAGTAACTAGCTTACACTCTTTAAGCTTTTTCATAAGCTTGAGCTGTCTCTTAGTTCCTAGCTTATTCCAGTCAAAGAACTTTCTAGTATACTTACCTGTTTCTGTGCTTGTAAATCCAATCTGAATAGAGGTTATTTCATTCCTATGTCTATCAAGTCCTGTAGTTTCAATATCAAGGCAGACTAGTTTTTCTGTGTTAATTAGGTTTAACATCTACACACCTAGAGCGTAAGCTCTCTCTAGGTAACGCATCCTAGAAGCCTTTCTTATTGTTTGATTCCTCTTACGGACAATCACAGGTCTTTCTCCTTCTTCACAGTCAGCAAATATGTCTGGTATAGAAGGCTCTTCCTTCTTAAGGTATTTCTCAATAATCTCTTTGTACCCAGGTTTGTCCTTAAACCTCGTGATACCATTAGTGTTATTCACAGCATACCATTGAAGCCATGTAGCCTCTTCCTCAGACAAGCAAGGAAAGTTAGGGATTAGGTCAGCAGGAGGTAAACGTAGCTGTCTGATAGCTCCTGCAACACTTGACCGTCTAGGTGTCTTTGTGATGAAGGTATAGATATAATCTTCAAAATGCATCTCTCTACTTTGTAGGTCTGCATCAACCAATTCAATAAAAGTCTTATACACTTCAGAATCAGATTCTTCCATACATCTATCAAACCATTTAGGAGTTCTGTATTCTTTAGGGAATCTAGGCATCAGAATCTCCTTTCTTAGCTATCTTACTGAACTTAGCTTCTTGTTCCTCGTAGTCACTCTCATCTTTTCGTGAGTATACCTTACAGCCCATGTTATCATCAACCACAAGGTCATAGACATCTCCTGATTTGTGATTACGGAAATAGGTAGTAAGTCTACTTGAGTTGTGAGTTTTACGTTGAAGCAGAATCATAGATTCATACCAACCTTCAATAAAGGCTGAACCATACATATCAGAGGTTTGAATCTTAGCTCCACGTTCTAGCTTTCTACTGTGGTGAATCAACATTACAGCGCATCCTGTCTCTTTAGACAATCTAGAAAGAATCTCTAAACGCTCTACAATGTCTTGGTGTCGGTTAATATCACCACTACCAAAGAGAAGATACATAGGGTCAATGATGAGTAGCTTGACTTCTAGCTCTCTAATATCATTGACTAACTTATACATCTGCTCCATGTTGATATTGTCATCCACAAAGTAGATTGGAGGAGGTGTTTCACTTCCTGTGATAGAGTAAATCTTGTGTTGCTCCATAGACAAGTTGTTTTCACCTTGTATGATAAGTACAGCTCCTTGTTTAACCTTCCTACCGTCAAAAGGCTTACCTGTAGCCACAGCACAAGCTAGGTTTAAGGCAAAGGTAGACTTGAATGACTTAGAAGGTGCTCCAATAATACCTACAGAACCATTTTCCCAAAAATCTTCAATCAACCAAAAGTCCGTAGGGTCAAAAGGCTCAATATCATCAACACGTATAATATTCACAGAGGTACTACGCTTCTTACCGTTCTTAGTCACAGAGCGTAGAGACTTGCCTCCTTGCTCTTCAATTTTGAATTTCTTACTTAGCCTTGTGTAAGTAGGTTCTACCTCTTCTGCATCATGCTCTTCTTGCTGTGTCTTAGCAAAAGCACGATTAACCTCAGCATCTACAGTCTCATCTGTGAACTTAGCCTTATCATCAGGAGCACTTAGTAGGACAAACTTAACTTCTTCCTTACTTGCTCCATTGATAATCATTTTACGCTCTAGCTTCCAAGCCCATTCAGAACGGTCTACTGCTAGTTTGTGAGCAAATTGCTTAGTGACATTATACTTGTCTAGTAGTGTGTCAAGGTCATACATCTTGAAAGGTATTTCTTCATTCTTCACTACTGACTGTGCTGTAATGTCTACATCTTCAAGATGCTTCATAAAGTCACGCTTACGGTAAACTGTACCTTCACCCTTCATACCACTAACTTTAAAGTCTGTAGCATACTTGTGATTCACACTTCCAGGGATTCGGTAAAGATGCACAATGTCAACTCCACAAGGGTCAAAGTCATATTTCTTAACTAACTTTCTACACAGAATCTCATGCTCTTGTGGATTTACCTTATTGTCTAGAATCCATACACCTTGATACTTTCCAGGACTTGTTTCCCAGTAGTAGCTAGGAGGTAAGTCAGTAGGAATAGGTGCTCCGTCAATATCCTGTGCAATAATGTAAGTATCTTGTGCATTAGTCTTCTTACGCTCTTTACCTCCTGTAGGAGTAAATGAGATATAAAGGTCATACTTATCTCGTAAAGCCTTAACCTGTGAGCCAATATGCTTTACATAGTGTTTAGCTTGCTCAAAGTCTCTTGCAAACCTATCTTCAAACTCAGGGTCTTCCTTAGTCTTTCTTTCAAGATAGAATTTCTTGTTTACCCCAAAGTTTACAAGGTCTTTCTCACCAAAGTTTCTTTGAAGTAGTGTTATAAATTTATTCTGTTTTTTCACAAACTTCCTCCTTGCACAAAATAACCTGCTCTATGGTCAGCTCCTTCAGGAATTGTAAGTCTAATAGATTCTCTCTCATAGAAATTAAAGGCTTCCCACAAAGGCTCTAGTGTGCTTCTTACTTGCTCTTTAGGTGAAAGTATACTTAACACACGGTCAATAACCTTGCTTGATTTACCACGTAAGAATCGTCTTACCCAAGCAATCAATGACTTAAACTTACCTACTGTGTACTTACATTCTTTAGCAACTTCCTCTAGGTCAACTGTAGAGAAAAGCTCTTCAGATTCTACACAATCATTCACAATCTTAGCTGATAGGTGAAATAATTTGTTGTGCTCATTTTTAGGAGTAAGCTCTTCAATAAGTCCTAGTTCCTTAAGTAGGTTAAGGTTGTTAATGTAGGTACGATAGTTTACATTACCCATAGACTCAATAAGGTCTTGTGGTGATGCTATCAACTTATCATCTTTTCCTAGCTTGTGATAGGCTGAGTTAAATAACCCTAAAAGCTGTGTAGCTCGTAAAGGCAATTTCCATTCTGTAAGCCAATGACTTTGGATATAAATATAGTCACCTACAGCAAGCTCTTTGTATAAACCTGTGCTTACCTTCAAAGTACGCTTACAGAAAAAGTCAAAAGTCTTTTCACTAAAACCTTTCTTCTCAAAGCGTGTAACTAGCCCTAACTTCTCAAGTCTTGTGATAGAGTTAGATATAGTTGCAGAACTACAACCAAAGACTTCAACTAATTGCTGATTGTTGTAGTGTGAATAAACATCTTGTGAGTCTTTCTTAGCAAACCCACACAAAAAAGAGTATAAATAAATATCCATAAGATTCTTGATTCTATCATCATGGAACATTTCAGTATATACCTTAAAATACATGATACACCTCTCCTCGTATTTGATAATACCATTCTATCACAAAGAATTATAAATAGCAATACCTTAAGTTAAAAAATTTTTGTTTATGTATACTTTTGATGGTAATAATAATTATCTAATAATTATATATAATAATAACTAGGTATTACTACCATCAAAAAAGTACATATACAGAATTTTTAGAGCTTTTACTTGACCATAACCTTAGACTGTGGTATTATATATTTAGTACATGAACACCAAAGGGTAGCCCAAATCAGGGCTATCCTTTTTTGTCATGCTTACAGTTCTTCATCAGGAACGTAGTAACCACATAAGATATAAGCCAATTCAGGATATGTAGAGAATGATACTCCGTCAGTATAAGCCTCATCTAGGTAAGACAATAGTTCATCTCGTTCATAACCAATCTTTACATAGTTATTAAAGGTGATAAGAGGATTCATTGTATCAGACTTATTCATTTCTTCAAAGTATTCATTCGCTGATGCAAAGTTTCCTGATTCATCTTTCAAAGATTTACGCTTAGCTCCCTTTTGTGGAACTCTAATATAGCTAGATACACTTTCAGTAGAGCTTAGACTTGAGGTTTCAGTTTTAGTAAACTTTTTAACTTTAGGTAAGCGTTTAGCCTTATACTTCCAACCACTTGTGTCTTGTTTAACAGCCCACTTGATAAACTTGATAAGTCCATTAGTGTTATACTCATAAGCTTCTAGATTGATAAACTCATCTGTGTGATGCTCATTCATATAACTTGCTGATACATTCACAATAGGCTTGTCAAGATGCTCACCTAACACAGCAACATCTGTATAAGAACCTGTAGCCATTGTGTAAGTCTTTTCTAACTGTTTAAAAATTTCAGGTTGACTAGTATGGTCAAAACTATAGGTTACCATTTCATGCCAAGATTCTTCATGAACTCCACGGTCAATCTGAATAAGCATAGTAGCCTTTTTTAGCTCCTCTAGAGCGTTTTCTGCCACAGCAGTACGTGAACCTACACAACCCACTTCCTCGTCCGTAGTGAAGAGAATATGAGGTTTTAGACCCATTGAAAGAATATCTAGGATAGTTTTAACTCCTACACGGTCATCAGCACCTAAACAATCAATACTATCTTTGTGCTCAGGACTTAAGAGGATATAACGGTCAGTCACAATAATATCTTGAACTTCAGGTGTCTTTTCTTCTTCTGTGTATTCCTCATACCACTTGCTATTATAACCATAGTCATACTTTGTGTTATAGTAACTTTTCTGCTTAGTGTTAATTGTATCTAGGTGTGCAACCAATCCAACTTGATTATCAAGAGGACTGATACCCATAATCATATAATCTGTTACTGTCACAGAATACCCATAGTCAAGTAGAATATCTGGTAACCACTCTAGCATCTGTGATTGAGTTTTAGTTAATACATCAATAAAATTGTAAGTTTCTTTATTTTTCATTTAGTTTCTCCTTAAATACTATATTCTTTCATAATTTTACCTAGTAAGCCATATCCACTATGACTTACTTTTTCTTTTAGTTTAGTTTTTGTACGTAGGCTTTCTGCCAAGTAAATTCTTTGTTTTTCTTCAGAACCTAGCTTACTAAACATATATCTGATAGGCACTTCATTTTCAATGTAGTCTTCAATATCATCAAAGCCAATCTTATCAAAAATGTTACGTTTTGTACCAAACTTAGAATACTCATTATTGCCCTGATTCGCCCAAAAGCAGAAATAAGAGTCTGTATCAACTTGGAAGTATTGCTCACAGTCAATATTCATACCATGTACACTAGAAAATTCTCCAACTCTCTTGTTAAACACAATACATAGTAAAATTGTAGTAAATTCATAACAAGCCTTAGCTCTTGTACCTGAAAAGTCTGCATAGCTTCCTGCATGACCGATATCATCATGCTCTCTTAAAAAGTAAGTTCTTAAAGAAGGCTGTAGTGTGTAGTTACCATGTCTGAAGTAAGTTGAGTAACCTTTGAGATATTCAAAACCTAGATGCTTCAAAATAAGGTGTGTATCTGCTCCTGCTGAACTACTTGACTGATTACATGACCAATTAAAAGCCCATTTATCAACTAGGTAAGGGATTGTAAAGTCTTTTAGGTCAATCCATAAATCTTTACAGCGTACATCACTATCGTTAATGGTAGAAGCAAAATCCTCATTATACCAATCATTCCACCAACGCTGAACCTCTCCAAAATGACGAACCTCTTCATCTGTGTAGCTGATTCCTGCTTTTTTCAACTGTTTAGCAAGCTTTGGTGCATTGTCTCCTTCAACTAGGTCAAGTCCAAAATAATCTTTAACCATAGATTTATAAGTAAATCTCTTTAGATTAGGATTACTTTTTTTGATAATACCCTCAAACTTATTACTGATATAATCTGCATACTTTCGATAAGCACTGTCAGCATTATCAGAATAAACATCTGTAGCTCCTGCTCTTTGTAGGAAATAAGCAAGGGTTAATCCACAGCTAGAAGGCAAGTATTTTCTCTTAAACTCCCTAACATTGGAAAAAATATTTCCCTTAGATTCATCTTCTAATACCTGACATTTCTTACGTAGGATTAGTCTGTCTAGCCCTTTTAAAAATGCTTCCTTGTTTTGTTTGTACCATTCCTTAACGTTGTAAGGGAAAATTCTTTGACTATCTAGTGAGACAATCAATAAAGTTAATGGTGAAAAGTAGTGTTCTCCATTAAAAGTAAATCCACTGTCACTCCACGCATCCTGCATCTCACGGATTTTATCTACACAATCAAGCTCACGTAGTTTCTCAGCAAGTTCATCTGACATATCCACAATGTAAGATACTCGTTCTTTAAAATCACCTTCTGTGTAAGCTAGATGCTTTTCACTACGTGGTAAACCTTCAATATAAGCCTTTACCAATTTATCCAAGTCCTCATTAGAGGTTACCATTTCTACCATATCCTTAAACACTGATTCCTCAATCAAGGATGCTGTTTCCTTAATTTCTACACTAACTTCTTCTAGCTTCATTTTTCCCTCCTCATTTTATAGAACACAAAGCTCTCTAACACCTATCATTTTTCCATGTAGGTAAAATTTTCTTCCTGTGATATACACATTTTTTGTATACCCTAGTTCACGTAAACATTCTGCTGTAATTTTAGAGACTATGATTCCTTCATAGTTCATAAACAGCTCCATCATCTTTCTTTTTGTGATATTAGATTCATAATGAATTTTAGTAAGCCTAACTCCGTCAACCTTACCCATTCTACGGATAGAGACATCAGCTCGTAAAGGCTCTTCAGTCTCACAAGGTGGAATAACCCTCGTAGGATTCCCATATTTGTCTACAATAACCACATCATGCCCTGTTAAATTTGCAAGCATAAATCTCCTTTCTTTCTTGATACACCTTTAGTATATCACTTTATATCACTTATGTAAATACCTTTTTAGAATAATTTTATATTTTCAGACCTAAAGGTTTAAAATAACCTTCTATAGCTGAACTGCTAATCCAATACTTATACCTTCTTGAGTTTTGAATCTTATATGGAATAAATGGGTCATGTCTGTCAATCTCTATGATTGTTACCTCTTTACCTCTTTCTGGTAAAGGGTTATACTTAGTATCAGCCCAATCCTTTAGATAAACCTTATCTCCTACCTTATATGTATAATCCACCTTTGACAACTCCTTTCACACTGTGCATTGATACAGTTATATAGTTACCATTATTAGTCCTAACTTTTGCTCCATAAGTTGTATACCCCACAAAGGTCATAACCTCAGTATGACTTCTACCCCTAACCTTTCTAAAGGTATCAATAATTACTTGTTGTCCTGGTTTTAGAATCTCATCCTCACTCATAGGTCTAAACTTAGCTGTATCTACTATGTATTCTTCATTTTCCCATAGACACCTTACCCTCATTCTTCCATGATTACACCACACAACCTCACAAGGTTTACCCCTATCTGTAACAGCATAACAATTGAACTCTTCAGCTGTGACTAATTGTCCTTCCTTAAACATGTAAACCCTTTTTACCTTTCTGTAGTTCAAACAGGTAAGAAACAGCTCCTACAGTTTTACCTATCATATCCTTCATAGTTCCTGTAGTATCTAAAATTTCAACTACCATATCACAATTAGAATCAAAATCGCACTCTAGCTCCACAACCTCAGCGATTGTGCCCTTTTTCCATGAGAAAGTATCTTTCTTTAGGGTTATAATGTCTCCAATTTCAAACATTTATTGCCTCCCTTGAATACTCCGTCAATAAAAGCATACTTGCTATCTGCTGATAAGTTTAAAGCCTTTTGCAAATCCTTACCTAGTGAGAAAGGAGGCTCTTCTAAATGGTCGTAGCTATACATGACAAACATTTCAATAAGAAAGCTATCCATGACCTCAACTGTAGGATTACCCTTTACACGATTCCAAGAGTTTTTCAACTCCTTTTTCTTGTTAGTTAATACTATCATTCTTTACCTCCTTAGTCCTTATCATCTGTGATATAGATAAAGCTTCCTACTAGATAACCTAGTAGCACACAAGCCCCAAAAATCTGAAAACTATAATCACTAGTGAGATTACCTAAAATAATACCTAATGGTAGCCCATACCATTTTAAAATTTTCTTAATTGTTTTAAACCATTTTCCCATTGTTTTATAATACCTCCTGAGAGCCTCTCATTTGCTCTCTATGCTCGTTTACTTACTAGGTAGGGTAAATGTATACCCTACCCATTTTACACGCTGTAGGCTAGTAAATATCACCTACCTTGACCCCTTCCCATTCGTCCTTATCTAGATAATAGACAATTGTGTATTCAGAATCTTCATCCCATACTACAATAAAATATTGATTACCCTTTTGCTCTTTCTTCAAAATTTCATTGTTTTTACTTGCCTTTACTTTTTGAACTGTTTGAGTTGTTTCTTGCTCTTGTTTTTGTGGAATACCTTGCAACATAGTTCCAAAAACTACCAAAATTACAAAGACAATACTTCCATATCCTAAAAGTTTAAAAATTTTCATCTTATTTACCTCGTTTTTATTTCCTTACCTAAACTTTTTGTGTTAGTCCTTACATGGTGATTTAAGGGTGAGATTTTGACAATCCCAAACCCCTATTTTCACCTTTTGACTTTATGCTATTTCTTCTTCATCTTCCAAGTGGTCATGGATACAATCAGAACAGTATAGACAACAGTCAGCACCTTCTTCCATGTCTTCATTGTAAAAGTAGTCTCCACAATCTTCACAACAGCTTGAATCATCAATCAAAATATACTCTGAGTGATATTCTGACCAAACACATTCCATACTAGCGCAATCATCAGAACAGAAATAAACTCCCTGAACTTCTGCATATTCTCCATTAACTGAGAAAGGACAACCGCAATGTTCACAAGTGCTTACATAGTACAGCTCCTCAAAGTCTTCAATATTTTCACAAAATGTAAAATCTTCATCATCTAGGTTGATATAGCGGTCTTGATTATCTGACCAAACAAAGCCTTCTTCTCTTAATACATCGAAAGCCTTGTCAAGTTCAACCTCTGCTGAAATTTCTGTATCAGTGACAAACTTTTTATATTGCTCTGATGCCATATTACACCAAAATCCACCTGAATTGTTTTCATATACAATATTATCACGAGTTTCTTGGAAGTCTGATAATTTTCTACTGTAGAAGATAGCCAATAGAATCTGAGGGGCTAAATAGAATCCGTGACCTTCCCAAGAGTACATGTCAGATAAACCAAGCTCTCCCTGTTCATCTTCTAGATAGTAGAATCTTGCTTTTGGATGGTTGTGCTCATTATAGATATAGCAGTATCTTGCTAGGTCACTAGTTTGCAAAGCTAGGCTAGTCAATTCTCCTGCTCCTCCTGGTTTATTGCAAGAACCATCAAAAGCCCAATCCTCTGAATCTCTATAGCTAGGTAGGATATCAGATAACTTGAAAGTATAAACAAGTTCCTTACTGTCTGAGAATACAGCTAGAAGCAACTCAGAAAAGGCTTGTAATTCCTCTTGTGTATATTCAATACCCTTCTTAGAAAGCTGTTTTGATAGCTTAGGAGTGTTTTCCCCTACCTTATAATCAATACCAAAGTATTCACTAACTAACTCTTTATAAGATTTATAATAAACTGTTTCCATTGTTTTATTTTCCTTAGATTTTATAGTTTTAATAAACTTTAAAGCATAAAGGGTAAACCCTTGTAACCGTTGTTCCCAAGTTACCAAAGCGATTTTAATATTAGATAGATTTTGTTTCTAGCTCACCTTTTCCAAAGTCAGCTTCTACTATAAACTTATCTACTGAGGGTCTATAGCTTGCCTTATACCCTGTTTCAAAGTAGTCAAACAAGAATTGTAAAGCGTCACGGTCTGACTTACTTTGACCGTAAAAACTTTTTACGATTGGCTTACTTGATTTTAAACTACCAATACACAAAATCTTAGTTCCCCAATGGTATACGTGTAAATTACCTTGTTCTGTATATCTCATTGAGTATTTACTTTGTAACTCTCCTGAATACCCATACCAACGTTGTCTACCATTGATATTTGAGTGACCTGTTCTGAGTGCTTTTTCTACTAGTGTTTCCAATGTCTTTGACATGATTTTATACCTCTTTTGGTTTATTTAATTGAATGAGTACAAACGCTCTTTTCTTGTGTATCTTCCCTTATTAGAGCTTTAAAGGGCTGATATTGTCAACTTGTTTGCGCTAGTCTGCTTTTTGCAATGTTTCAAGCAAGGTCAGAAAAGTTTGCCTTATTCTCAAGGTGCTTTTAACTGAAATTATAATGCTTGATATGATTGTAGCACGTTTGCGCTATGCCTTGCCTACCCTTGCAAGTAGGCTGATAGACTTTAATCTATAAAGGCTTAAATGAAATCTTTTGTAGTTAATTGTGTATAACCACGGTCAAGATATCTTTGTTTTAGTTCCTTGATTTGCTTTTGAGTTACACCCTCAAGAACTCTATATTCTGCTCTATGTAGGCTTACTACTGTACTGTTTGACTGACCGAAAACAAAGGTCTTGTTTTCAATATCAATCATAATGAACAAGCAATAACCATAAATGCTATACTTGCTAGTGTAAAGTTCAGTGTTTGAGTAGTCAAATTTTGGTGTTTTCATTTTATTTACCTTTATACCTTTTCGGTATTCCTTTGATTTTATTTTAGGATAATTCCTAATCTTCTTAAATTATACCACAATATCCGATATATTACAAGCGTTTTTGTAAACTTTTTAAAATTTTTATATCGGATAACCTGATAACCTAGAAGGCTTTTCCTTATCCTTTACATCTATTATTGTACCATATCCGTTTTTATATTGCAAGAGAAAAATGATATAAAATGATATATTTTTAGGGCTTAGGGGTATACTAATAATTTATAACGATTAGGGCTTTTGTCATAGCTTTTGACTATATCAGTATATGTCATTTATAGAATAGAATGATATATAATAGATTGGTATGATTATAGGGATATAGATTATTTTATAGGTGTAATAGGCTGATTGTTTAATGTTGGCTATAATATGTTAGTGATAGAAAGAGAGAATATAGATAGATAAAGGGGTTAGGGTTAATTATACAGATAAATGTATATTTATTTTATTGGTAGGATAGGGTTATTTTATGCAAGAAAAGCGTTTATTTATGTATGGTTTATGGGGGATATTGTAGGAAAATAGTTTATCACTTTCATGAAAATTTTCAATATGCCTTTCATTTTAGCCCTTTAATATGCCCTAATATCTAGGTATAGTATGCCTCCTTATCCATGCTATTTATTTATAGCTTT